AGGAGATGACTCGTAACCATGATGACGTCTATTTGCTTTACCAACAAATCTACTACCTGGAGTAATACCAATAGTTCCTAAGTTATTACTAAGGCCATAAAAATCAGCCATATCATGAGCTGAGGTAGTGCCGACAGTTAAACCAATTTTATCTCCATACTCATTCATAGATATAGGGTTAGATCCCCCAAACTCCGTTTGAAGTTGTAGAAAAGTTATTTGTCCTGATGATGGTAATGCCATTATTCTAGCTCCAAGTAACACGAGGTGGTCGACGTACCAAAATACGTTGCGAGTGAATATGTTCCACTTAATGACCAGACTGCTGTTGCAGTGGTAGCGCCGTTATTGCTGACTGTAAATGTAGCTGCAGATCGATTCATAGTAAAAGTCGGAGTACCACTGTTATTACTCTGGCCAGTCCAAACTTTTAATGTAGTCCATCCGCTATTAGTCCAAGTTTTAGCAGAACCGTTAGTTTTAACTGAAAAGAATATAGTATTATTATTATTGTATAGAGTACTAATTACAGCATTGCTATGGCTTTGAAACGATGAAATAGTAGTATCAGTCATACTTGAATTAAATATCCAACTTGGGTAGTATCCAGATGCATAGAAATATCCAGAGCCAGTAGTATAAGCTGATGTCCATGTTGTAGTATGAATAGTAGTAATAATATCTACTTTTGTTTTACTTAAAAAATCTGAGAATTTAATCTCTCCGGAAGTCGGAATACCAGTCGTATTGTGAGCAAAGGCTCCAGCCCCTGGAGTTTTATAGTAATCTGATAATTTAACGTTTGAGCTATCTGCTCCACCAAACTCTTCAGCTATTCCATTATTAAGTGTAACACTAGCAGCAGACTTTACTTTAAATGTCCTTGATCCAGTTGTTCCTATACTAGTTAGTTCTGAATCAGAAATTTGGCCAGCAGACCATAACCATTCTCTATAATATCCTGCTCCGGTGCTATCGACTGTATTTGATGAGTTGGTAGTAGTAGTTTCTGTCACATCGCTTCTTAAATATTCTTGTCCATTAATTTCTATGCTATAAAAAGAATCATCCGTATTTGGCGGATTTGTTGATGTCCCCTTTAAAGTAAACATAAGCCAATTACCTTCAGCTTGAGTGTCTAGCACAGATCCGTTAGGATATGTATTACTTGCATTATTAAACCAACCTATATGATGGATTTCGTATGTGTTTCCGTCACCACCAGTAAATGAATCAGTGGTTATACTTCCTAAAGCAGCTGAATCAGATCCAAGGTGTACTCCAGAAACGTTTCTTGACGGAAACCAGGACTCACCAGAACCACCGAATTCAGGCCCATTGATATCAAACCAATCCTGATCACCCAAAAATCCTGATCCTTGAACACCGCCGCTAAAGGTTACACTAAAATTAGTATCATCAAATCCTCTACCAATCCTACCAGTACCAGAATTAGAAGTCTGTGATGTTTTGTATCCATATATAGTACCAGATAATGTACTATCAAAGCCGTAAAATATATCTCCACCTTCTTGTGTTCTAGTTCCAACCCTTATACTAAGAGATGTACTTCCGGAACTCATATTAGTTTCTAAATAATATGAGGCACCTGACGCATTAGTTCCTGCATCTTGGAGAGCGAGTTGACCAGACGATATTATTGCCATTACTTAATTATCTCCGTAATTATATCTTCAAATTGTTCTATTTTGGCGACTCTATTTGGCCAAAGTATATATTCCTTTTCAGGATTTTTCTTTAAATTTGTTAAAAGTGGAAGTATAGAATTATAAAGCTTATTCAGCTTATCTTCTGCAATAGCAAGTTCTGCGGTTTTATTATCTGCAGTTTTTATAGTTGATTGTACTGCTTCGAGTTCAAGCTCGTCTACAGCCGTAAATCCAAAATCGAAATCTAATAGATTTGTCATATAATTCTCCTTTACTGTTATTTATACAAGTAAAAAAGCTAAAATGCGGTTTTAGGAAGCTGTGTGGTACTCAGGCATTTGATATGAAAGAGTTAATTCTTCACCAGGGTTTAGATCTCGTAATGTTTCAAGTGTAAAGAATCTGTCGCCATGATCGTTAATTCCTTCATGATTAACACAACTTGGTGTGTCACTATGATTGGGGAATCCCCCTAATGGAGTTCTTATCCAAGAATCATGATATAAAATTCTTATGATTCCTAAATCTGTTCCTGCAGGGATATTGGTCTTTGCAAATAGACCTAGTCCGTCGATATCACTTTCTTTGACGGTCACTGTAGGTGGCAGTGGTCTCCAAGTGTTTCCAAAATTAATCGTCATCGATATTTCCTTTCAAGCGCTTTAGTATTTCTACTAAATCTTCAATTGTTTCTACATCAGTTTGATTTTCTGTATCAATCTCTACATTTATCGTTATTTTCATAATCCAATTAATGACCAGCCATGGTTGGCTATGGCATTTAAAATAATAAACCAACATGTTGCCATATGGGTTAACCACCAAACAGTTCTAATTCCGGCAATTGTATCAGCTTGAGTATCGGTTTCACCAATTTTTTCACCCAAGCTTTTAGCCCAAATTCTCCACCATTTATTCATATTCACTTAAATAACCTGGCCTCTGCGAATAAACTCATTACGAATTTTCTGTTTTAATTTCGGTGTAGTACTACCTGCTTCATACATCTTTCGCATTTCTTCAATCGATGTGCTCTTAGCATATGTATGAGTTATTGTTTTTTTGTTTGTCTTTCTGTCGACATTAGTAACAGACGGTTTTAGTTTAGTAGGCATTAGAATTCTCCAGTTATATATTTATATATATCCTTCCACTTCCAATATCTCGGTATATCTCCATCATAATATGCATTGTGATCATGAGCAACTAGTATTGAATCTAACCCTAAAGCTTTTCCAACCTCTGCATTGTCTGGTTTATCTTCTACCCAGAAACATCCGGTTCCTTCATATTCACTTAGCGCTTTGTCTTTATCAGCACCACATGGTAAGTATATGAAATCATCCCATACTTCTTTACCAAATAATAATTCGAGGTTTTGCGTTCTTAATCTTTGTGCATATTTGTTTTCGCTTAAAGAAGTTACACAATGGAATTTATACCCATGTAACATATTAAGTCTCTTCATATAATAAACCGCATCTCTCAAAGGTGGTAGAAACGCAATCACTGCTGATTCATTAAATTCTGCAACCATTGAACTACCTAGCTCTTTTGAGATTGCAAATCTTTTTCCAACATTATATTGCATGGCATCTTCTGTAGGATATCCTTTATGGTTCATCCATTGTGTAAATGAGTATTCCCAATCACACAAAACTCCATCACAATCTACTAAAATTATGTTCTCTTTCATATTATCTCTCAATGAAACACTCTTTCCTTTCCGTCAATCACTAACTGATCAACGTGAATATTACCTCTTAGATCCATAAACCCTTGGCTAATGATCAACTCACAAAGTTGATCCCAAGCATTATCTTCTTTAGAGACCGCTAAATCTACCATCTCTTTTGTGTACAATGGTACTTCGACTCGTACGTCTTCGTTGACGACAAGCCTTCCTTTTATAACATTTTTACTCATATCTTTCCTCATTTATAAGTATATTATACCACACTTTATAAGGAATGTACACACTTTTTTTCACTTTATTTAAAATATTTTCGCAACATTTCAAGCTTATCGTGGTAATCTGCCATGTGGCCGAGTTCTTTTTCTAATGTTTCCATTTGATCAGAGTGCTCTCCAACAGAAACGTGATTACTTAAAATAATCTCAGCATTCATTAAATGCTTTTCAGCTTGAGCTTCCATATATTTAATAGAAGTAGTGACCATTTTATCTCTTAAGTTTTTCATATTATCTCCCGAATAATTTTCTTCTTTTGTATTCAGCAATAGTTTCTAATAACTTATCGCTCCAATTGTCGCGATGTTCAACAAAGACCTGAGGTCCTTGATCTCCCGCTATTAAGGTTACCAATTGAGTTATTGGCATTCCTGTTCTTTCTTCCCACATAATTGCATAGGCTGTTTCTTGTACGAAGTAGCCTTCGCAATATGATTTTTTCTTTGGTTTAGCAGAGGTCTTATAATCGATAATAGAATTTTTACCATTCCATACACCAACACAATCTACTCGGCCAGCAACACCAAGATGCTCTGAGTAAAGCGGTGCTTCTTGAGCATAAACTTTAGAAAGATTAGCGTCTAGAATTTCTTTTACTTCCATAAAATTAGATTTAACAACTAGATTTGCATCTAAGAAATAATCTTCTTCATTATCAACATATCTTTCTAAAACCTCATGAACCGCAGTTCCGCGGGTTGAAGCTCTATGTGATACTCTATTTGCTTCTTCTTCTCCAACACGTGCTCTCCATCTTTGAATTGCTTCTTCGCTTAAGATCGAAAGTACTGTTGTAATAGAAGGATACTTAACACCATTAGGGGCGGCATATTTTCTGCCAGTACTAGTAGTGTTTGCCACCATGTCAGTATAACCGAGGTCAATTGGCTCATGTTTAAAGTTTCCCATTTTCATATAATTCCTTCGTCATAATAAAATCTCTTACAAAACCGCTTCGAACAATGTCTTCCCATTTAAATTCAATGTGTTCAAAATATTTCATGTGTTTAATAATTTGTATAAAATCCTTAATACCGTCTTTATCTCCGGCACGTGTAAAGTCTGATTGATAATAATCACCAGACATGATGAATCTACAATCTTCACCTAGCCTTGTTATAACTGAACAAAGCTCGTGGTAGTTACAGTTTTGTGATTCGTCGACTATAACAACTGCATTCTTAATAGTTAATCCTCTAATAAAAGAAGTAGTAAGAAATTCTATTTGCTTTGCTGAAATCATCTTGTTCCATCCATCAGTATCTTCAAATAGATCATTAACAATCGCTTTATATGGAGCGGTATAAGCATCTTCTTTTTCCTCTTGAGTACCAGGAAGAAATCCCATATCTCTAGTAGGAACTGCCGAACGCACAATAATAACCTTTTGATACTCTTTTTTTAATACAGCTTCTAAAGCCAAATACAAAGATATAAAAGTTTTTCCTGTACCTGCAGATCCATCTAAACACATATGACTACCATTTGCAAATGCGGTAAATGCTAGGTTTTGGTTTTGTGTGAGAGGCTCTAATTTTGTTAAGTGCTCTATCCTCAATCTAGAAGGTTTCTTATTCATTTTACGTCGATATTTCCTTTTAGTGCTGGCGGTAATCCGCTTTTAATCCTTGATTGTACTTCTTTCCATCCGTCTCCAGCCTTACGACCGACGGATCCAGATATTTCTCCAATAACCATAGGAGCAGAAATGACTTGCTGAACGTTTTTATCTTTAACGTATTCTTCCATATCAGCTATAGACATCATCTTAGTATACACTTCTCCAGAAGTTAAATCTTTAAAATCATATAACGGCATTAAACCACTCCGGTTGTTCTCTTTTAGTCCAAACCATTTTGAACCTGTTTTGTTTTGTCATATAGAAATTTCTATACGATTCTACTGCATTTGTACCACCTAAATCATTAACAACACATTCAGGATTAGAACTCATTGCTAATTTATATGGTGTCCGTACTTGGGTATGGGTAATATTGTTAGGAAGAATTTTAAGAATTTTCCTTAACTTTGTATCTGTGGAATGAACTTTACCATACCTATACGTGTATTCATCGCATAAGGCAATAAAGTGTTCGTAGTGCCACGTGTAATTACAACATCCTTCGCGTGTCCATACTGTTGATGGATGATTATAATGACATGCTTTATATAGTATGTCTTCACGAGCATCGTCTAGTTTGAAATATTGTAACATAGAACCTGATTTAGATGGTCTACGTTCCATCACACCATCTACCATTCTATGAACGGTCGATAACATTTGTGCAGATTCTACAATCATTTTTACGACATGTTTGTCGCATTGCAATTGTGCTGCTTCGATCGGATCTTCAGATAAAATAAATATATTCATAATGTATATTATAACACAGTTTCAGTCAAAAGTAAACCCCTCAGTAAAATTTTTACTGAGGGGCAGTTTTAATGTACCTTGCTTAATGCCTCCATATCATCTAGGAAATGATTTAAATGCGCGATTTTTTTTTCTATCTTATACGCTAACACATCCTTTCCTTTTTTTAATAATTTTCTTTGATAGTATAATAGCTCATTTCTGTCCTTCTTAAGCTGTTCAATTTGAATATAACTCATAAGCAATCTCCAGGTTAAAGTTAATTGAAAAACCATCATGATATAGATTGTACCGTTGTCAGTCTCCTATTTTTGTATTAAATTTGGAAATGCGTCTTTAATTAATGTCTTTGTAATATATTTGTATTTAAGATTTTTATCTTTGGCATCACAAAAAAGTTGTGCATCGTCCGGGTGAATCGATTCAAGTAGCTCTACAAACTTTGTTTCTCTTTTAAATTGGTTTAAATTTGGAGAAGCTGCTTTAACGAAATTTCTGAATTTTGGATATTCAAACCTGAGCTCGCGTGGTTTTGATTGTCCTTCAACATTATACTTTTTAAAAGGCGGTGCACCTTCTGGTAAAGATAGTTGAATTGTTTCATCAAATCCTATACGCAATATGTCTTTAAGAGCTGTACAATCGTGCTCCTGTAAGTAAGCGACCCGTTTTCCTTTGGATCCTAATTTGTTAGCGGCTGCTAATATTTCTGATATTAATGGTTTATCCATTATAAAATTCCTCCACACTTTCAATCAATAGATTGCATCTTTTTTTAATTAAATAGTTTAATACTTTCATTTTCATTGGGACTTTTTGTCCGTTAAAAGTATTTATAACATTTTCTTGAATAGCTTCTGGGATTTTACCTAAATCGATTAGGGTAGTATTTCTTTGATAATTTCTATATTCTTCATGTGTCATCACACCCTTTAGATTATCAGAGTTCTCAGCCCAATATTGTATTTTTTTCTTAGTCATTGGAGTCTGGCGTATCTCATCCATGATAGCATTGTCTGGAGATAATATATTTGGTATACCGTCACCTTTATCGCCTCGACATATATGTTCAAAGCAATAAGTTCTAGGATTACTGTCTGTAACCATTTTCTTTTGAATAGGTGAGTATTGTTTTACATTGTTATATTTGTGAAGTTGAATAAAATCTTTATCTGAAGATATAATCATAACTGGTTCGTGCTGACCAAATTCTTGAGTTTGCATTGTGAGTGTACCGATTACATCATCAGCTTCACAGCCTTCTAAGTGAATGACTTTGTACGGTAGGTTTTGACTGATCTCTTCTCTAATCAAATTTAAAATCCTAAAGATCTCATTCCAATCTTGAGTTGATTCAGCTCTATTCTTTTTACGATGTGCTTTGTATAAAGGAAAATATTCTTTTCTCCAAGTATTCATTCCATCGACACAAATTACCATTTGGCCATATTCGTTACGATACTTTTTATTGTACATACGGATACTATTAAGTATCATATGTCGTATCATGTTTTCATCATTAAGTTTTTGTACTATAATATTTGATAGTGCAATTTGACTATAGTCAAGTAAAATCATTGTTTAGTTTCCATTATTTGTTCATATATAACATCGAAGTAATCATGTAAAAAATGACTTACTCCTCCGTATCTCATTAGCATTGACGATATTAGGTTTATAATAACAAACATATCCTTATATTCTGGATAGTTATTATCTCTAAAATCTATATCATCAAAAGAGCTACTTTCATTAAGCAATAGTTCTTCAATCATCAAATATGCCAATTGAGCTGTATCACGACATTCGTCTGTGAATTCTTCATACTCAAACAATGCATCTTCTTCCTCTTCAGCTATCTGCCGCTGACGTTCCTTGATTGGAAATTGTATAATATTGTCTTTCATAATGTATATTATAACACACTTTTAAGCCAATGTACACAACTATTTTGAAAAGTTTTTAACTGAGTTGCCGCCAATTCTGCAATTAATAATACCGTTATAATAATCATCTGTTAATAGTACCTCTCTGTCAAATTGTTCTTTAGTTTCCATATATGCACATTCAGATTTAGTTTTGCATAAATGAAGAATCTCCCTGTAAAAACACCCCTCTCCCATATTTTGTACGTCTTCTACTAAATGTTTATTTGAACCCCAATATTCTTTCCAATCGGATTCTACTAATAACTTTTTACGTCTTTTTCTCGTCTTTGTTATCGGTAGTGTTTTCTGACTCCAGAAAAACTTCTTCCCTACGTACTTCTTGCCTGTAGCTCTGTTCGTTATCATGTATACAAAACCGTACACGTCTTTGTGACTGAGCTCTTCTGGCAGTTGCCATTCTTTGCCTTGATAATGCCATGTCATATTACTCGTTAAAGTCTAGTTCTTCTAGAGCTTCATCCTGTTCTTCACCACAATGCGGACAAAATAAAACAATCTCATCTTCGTTGTGACCTATTATAGTTCGATTATAACAATATTCACAATTTACTATTGATCGTTTCATATGTGTTCCAATATTGATTTTAGTTTATCGTATCCACCAATTTTTTCTCCATCAACCGTAATTTGTGGGAAAGTTCGTGCTTGTGGAAAAGTTTCTAGCATCTGATCTCTTTCAAAATCTATTCCAAGTTGTCTATATGTATATCTCAATTCTCTGTGTTCAACTAATTGCTTTGCCATGTCACAATAGGGACAATTTGGCTTACCCCAAATTTCTATTTTCAATTTACTACTCCATTTATTGCCCCAAATGCTAAAAGCATAAATCCAAATACAGATACTTGAATTATAGATGCCCAAAATATCTGTCGCATTGGGTGTATTTCTGTTAATTTTTCTATCCAATCTTCACTCGGTGCTAGATTGGCGACTTGTAACATTTTTTCTTCTGTTGTTTTTTTCAATTATAAACTTAATCCTTCAATATAATTAGATAAATCTATAATATTTTTTTTAGACAGAATAGAAGCTTGAGACCACATAATTTGAGATCGTTTTCCTCTTTTTTCTCTGTTTTGATATTGTATTAATGCTGCTTCTATATAGGATGCTTGTTTTCCGGCCAATGCGGGAAAAATTCCCATTCCTTCACCCTTTTGTCCATGGCAACCCGCGCATCCATTCCATGATGCTGGTGTAAGATCTACTTCAATTACTGGTGCTTTAATCACGCCTGTAGCAATTAATCTATTTTCTTCTAGTTTAGCAAGTCGTGTAAGCTCACGTCTTTCTTTTATTTTCTCATAACACTCATTTATACATGCGCTTTGTGGATTATGTCCTCTATATGGAGCATGACTAAATGCTATTAAAATAATAATTGCTGCACCACAACAAATTAAAAAAGGTATTAATATATGGAGATTTACATCTTTGTGACTCATTATAAACTTAATCCCGATAGTGCATCACCATCTATATCTTGTTTTACTCCTCCGGTAATATACGAAGTAATTTCTGTTTCTTGAGGTGCTACTTGCACATCACCACCGCCAATCCATTTTTGAGTCCATGGTAATGGATTTGCCTGTGGTACAATATAAGGACAAGGCAATCCAATAGCTCTCATTCTTTTACAACCGATCCATTCAATATAATCAGATAGAATCTTTTCGTTAAGTCCAATCATCGAACCATTTTTAAATAGATATTTAGCCCAAGTTTTTTCTTGATTAATTACTTCTTCATAAAGGGCAATTGATTGGCCTTCCATTTCCTTAGCAATTTTAGCAAAGTCTTTATCTTCTTTCTTTAATAGCTTTAACATAATTGTTGTTGAAGCTAAATGTAGATTTTCATCACGAGCAATAAGCTTAATGATTTTTGCATTACCTTCCATTTTTTTTAGTTCAGCAAAAGCCCATGAACAAGCAAATGATACATAGAACCTAACCCCTTCAAGAGCATTGGCACTCATCATAGCCATCCAAATTGCTCTCTTATGATCCATTTTATTTGTTGGTCCGTGATTGCACGTAATTAAATCGTCGTAATATTTTGCAATCGATTCACCGCAATCCATAATCTCTCTTTGATTTAATAAGTCATCAAATACCATAGATGGATCTGGATACACGTTTCTAATGATATGTGTGTATGATCTACTATGAATTGTTTCAGAAAATGACCAGGTTTCAATCCAGTTTTCTACTTCAGGTAATGATACGATGGGTAAGAATGCTAGGTTTGGAGCACGGCCTTGTACACTATCAAGTACTATTTGTCTTTTTAAATTACTTGTAAAAATGTGTTGCTCGTTTTTTGTTAGAGCGTGAAAATCTTTTTTGTCTTTAGATACATCAATTTCTTCAGGTCTCCAAAAGAAACCTAATTGCTTATCTGTAATTTTGTCTACCTGCGGGTATTTTACTTCATCATATCTTTGAATATCCACTGACTCATCTAAGAACATGCTTTTATTAAGATGAGACTTTTTATTCTTCTTCAATACTGCCATTATCTATTTTTCCTTTTTTTCTAAATCGTTTGTTGTAGCCCCGCTTTATACTCTTGGTAACTCCAGGACTAGTTAAATACTTATACCATTTGCGAGCAGGTGTTAGAGCATCATACTCTGACCCGCCTTTTAGAGGTATACGTTCCTTTTTCAAATCTTACAGCTTTCGCAGTCTTCATCATCGTATGGAGTTTCAGCTTCTCCGTCGTACGCATGATAAGTTTCGCCATCAGTCATTTCACCAGCACCATCAAAAGTGTTGAAGTAATAAAGCTGCTTCAATCCGTATTTGTAGGCTGTTACCAAATCAGTTAACATAACTGACATTGGAATTTTATTATCCTCATAATGTTCTGGATTATAAGAGGTATTTACGCTAATGCCTTGATCTATATATTTTTGAAGTATAGCACAGATCTTAAGATAACCATCAGGAGATTTTTGATCCCACAATAAGTCATACTTATTTTTTAGGTGATGGTAACCAGGAACTACTTGAGCCATGACTCCATCTTTACTTTGTTTGTAACTAACTAAAGCACGTGGTGGTTCAATACCATTCGTGCTATTAGATATTTGAGCGCTTGTTTCAGCAGGCATTAATGCCATCAGAGTTGAATTTCGAGGTCCCGTTTCTTTGAGTCTTTCTCTCAGCTCGTCCCACGGTAGTCTTTCAGTATGCTCTATTAAATTATTTAGCTCTCGTTTATATGTATCAATTGGGAGAACTCCACCGGCATATTTTGTCTCGTTTTTTAACTTTATTTCACCTTTTTCTTCAGCTAATTTCTGAGATGCCTTAATTAGATAATATGACCATGCTTCCGCGTATTCGTCTACGGTTTCAAATGCACCTTCATCGTATTTAAGTCCACGTTTGGCCAAGAAGTAAGCTAGGTTGATAATACCAATACCTAGCGGTCTACGATTCATAGTTCCTTTTTCTGCTGCTAATACGGGATACGATTGATAATCAAGTAGTTCATCTAGAGCTCTGACTGAAAGATCACAGTACTTTTCGAATTCATTAGGATCATTAATAAGACCCCAATTAATAGCTGATAAAGTACATAAAGAAATTTCTCCTTCATCAGGGTTATCTGATAAAGGACTTGTTGGTAAGTCAATTTCACAGCACAGATTACTCATACGAATAGGAGCTAGTTTCGGATCAAACGATCCATGTTCATTGGCGTGATCTACATTCATTATATAGATTCTACCGGTATCTTTTCTTTGTTGTATTAATGTCGAAAATACATCAGTTGCTAATAGTGTCTTCTTGCGAACGGAGCGTGTCTTTTCATACTTTTCATATAGTTCTTTAAACTTTTCTTGATCATCAAAGAATGATTCATATAGACCTGGAACATCATTGGGATCAAAAAATGTAATGTTACCACCAGTTAATAAACGTTCGTACATTAATTTATTGACTTGGAATGCATAATCCATATGTCTTACACGATTTTCCTCTATACCTTTATTGTTTTTAAGTACTACAAGATCTTCGAATTCGTAATGCCACATAGGTAGATAAACAGTAGCGGCTCCTCCACGAACACCTCCCTGACTGCAAGATTTAACTGCAGCTTGGAAGTATTTAAGGAATGGAATAAGTCCAGTATGAACTACTGAACCATCACCGACTTTAGAACCTTCAGCTCTTATAGAGCCTGCTCCAATACCAATGCCGGCCTTTTTAGATATATATTTTACTATTGAAGTGGCAGTAGCATTGATAGAGTCGAGACTATCGCCAGATTCGATAAGCACGCAACTTGAAAACTGACGGGTCGGTGTACGAACACCTGCCATAATTGGCGTAGGTAATGATATATAGAATTGTGAGATAGCATCATAATAATCTTTGACATATTTAGTCCTGTTAAGTTTTGGATATTGTGCAAATAGTGTCGCTGATATCATCATATATAATATTTGCGGGGTTTCGTAATGTTGTTTAGTTCTTCGATCTTGAACTAAATACTTACCTCTAAATTGTTCCATACCAGCATAAGTAAATGAATCATCTCTATCATGCTTAATATAGGCATCGAGCTCTAATAATTCTTCGCGGGTGTAGTCTTGCATAATAGCATCATCATATACTCTACGATCAATATTATTAATAACAACTTCAACTAAAGAATGTGGGGTATATTGTCCATATACTTCTTTACGAAGTTTATAGGATACTAATCTAGCAGCCACAAATTGGTAATTTGGAGTATGCTCAGAGATTAACTCTGCAGCGGATTTGATGAGAAGCTCGTGTATATCATAAGCCGGGATTTTATCGTATAGTTGTATATTCGCTTTTATTTCTATTTCGGAAATAGAAACACCGGAAATATTTTCCGTAGCCCATTCTAAAACTTTGTGTACTTTTTCTAAGTCAAAGCCTTGTGATGTACCGTCGCGTTTGGTTACGTGCATCGTCATAAGTGGTTGTCCGTCATTCATAGTCAGTTAATTAATTAATAATGTATATATTATAACACAAAACCTAAGCTTTGTAAACGTTTATTTTAGTTTATTTTGTTTTGCTTAAATGTTTTGCAATTTGTCGTGCATGTACTTCGTACAAGGTAAGCATATCTTCTTCAATAGAGTCTAGTCTATCTATCATAGGTTGATAGTCGTCAAAACCATCTAAACCGCATTTATGATGCGCCATGCTTTCTAATTTATCAAGCCTATCCGCAATAAGAGGATATTGTTTTCTAAATTTAGCGTCTTTTTTGGCTAATTCAACATCATACTTTACTGCAAGATATTGCATAAAGGTATCTACTTTCTTTTGGAACCAAATACCTATAGTAGTACCTTGAAACCATTGGTAGAATGAACTACCAATGATTGAAGATAATATTGATTTAAGTGAAAGTACTATTAGCCAATTCATTTACTTTTCCTGCTTAACAAGTTTTTTTATTGCTTGTACGTAATTAGGCATTCCGTGATCTACAACTCCATCAAAGAATTTAAATCTTTTCCACGAGTTCCATATACCATAAAAAGTATCTGCCCAAGTTGGTCCAACAGCTTTATTACCAAATCTATCAAAATAAATCATTTCGCCATGATGTCTAAATCCTAGCCATGCTGGAGGAATTCTACATACGATATCGTTATTATTCATAAATCTATAATGATCTGCGGATATATTCTTAATAAAAAGTTTACCGCCAACTCTTGGTGATCCAAATGTAAATAACTCTTCAGGTTGATATCTTGTAGTAGCAATTGTTGCCATTGCAGCACCTAAACTATGGCCTGTAAAATATACATCTTTTCTTACTTTTAGTTGATCATTATGTTCAAGCTCTTTGACTATATCCATCCATACATCGTCTACTTCTTCTTGAAATCCACCGTGAACTTTACCACCAGCCTTTGCGGTGTTTTTAATTATTTTTAGGTCAGCCATAACATCGTTTAGTTTGGAAGGTTCGGTTCCTCTAAAAGCAAACCATAGATCATTTCTATCTTTTGCAATGAGCACTTCGGCTCCATCCCTACTAATAATTTTGCCTGATGCAAAACCTAATTTTTTACAAGCTGTTTCAGCTGGTTTAGGATTCATGTAAGCAATTGCAGATAGTTTTGCTCCAACTTGCGCCCTCTCCCACACTGTCATTTGTTCTTTCATTCTAGTTGTCGCCATTTTTTTTCTCCAATTTAATTTCAACTGCTCCAGCATCTTCATCATTTATTGTCACATTCCTATAGTAAACTATCACCTCACCGAGTTGATTAATATATCTTTTAATTTCTTGCGTATTATAAGACATTAGCTCATAATCAGCAACACTCATGGCAACAAAAACAATATCACCTCCGTGTTTCTTTTTAATATCATCGATAAACCTATCGAGATATGTATACCCTTCAGGGTACAAATCTTCTCTACCTAATTTACAGTTTGATTTTTTAGTTTCAGGATCCTTAAGACAATTCTCAATTATTTTTGTATCTGAAACTACATACCATTTAGGTTCTTTTAAATCTATTGCTCTTGGCATCACTGGCTGAACAATATCGATTTTAATTGGTTTTGTTATTATTTCAACTTCTCTAGGAGCCTGTTGAAGTAGTGAACAACCACTAATCGTTAAGAGAGCTAATACGCTTGCTATCTGCTTCAATCGCATCAAAGACCTCCTTCGTTTGAGCGTTTGCTCGTGTTTCTATCATACCAGGTTTTGCACTAGCAAGTTTGGCAATATTATGTCTTCTAAATATATCTAGATAATCTGACATTTGTGTTTCGTATTGTTGATTTTGAACTTGAAGGCCTCTAAGAGAATTAGAAGTCTTTTCTAAATTGTTTTGAATTGATTCAATTGCCGCTTTTTGTTCTTGATCTCTTAAGTCTTGTGCTGCTATAACTTTGATTTGTTCTTCTAGTTTATTTTTCATGGGTACTACCGAGAACTGATAATACATAGATCCTGATATACCCATAGCAACAATAATCCCAATCAATATTTTTGACATATTATAACCTATCGACGTCGATTCCTAGTACTTTTTTAATAGCAGCTTTAAGTTTCTTCTCGTCTGTTCCCCAATGCTTGCTCATATTATTAAACTTTACTGTGGTTCCTGACACATTAACATCACGGCCTGATACATCGTATCCAGCTTTTTTAAATGCAGCTTCTACGTCACGGCCGTATGCTCGGTTTTTAAGCTCGAGTTCAGTTCCTCTCCAGTATCTAAAATCATATTTAGACAGTTCTTCTTTTAATTGTTTAAAAGTTTTCATATTTAATCCTTTATCTTAATTTTCTTTAACTTCTTTTTTAGACTCAGCTGCTTTTCTTCTAGCAAGAATTCTTTCGACAAATCTACGGCCGGCTTTTGTTCTGCCATCGTAAATATCTTTCTTTTTCTTTTTCTTGTCGTGAACTGCGTCTGATGGCATGTTTACACCACCGCCCCCAACAGAGTTGGCTGCTGCGTCTTCCCATACGTCTCTAAATGTTTTCATTTTAGTGTTACCTTTCCTAATTTTTTACCCGCGGCTTTATTAACTTTTATTTTCTTTAATTTTTTACCTTGCGTTTTTACTTTTTGTACTATAGTTAAAAACTTTTTCCATATATTTTTTATTTTTTTACCATATTTTATATATAGTAGTACAAACATTAAAGTTCCTAATTTTAATTGCCCTGCGAGTGTTAATTTAGATAATATAGTTTTGGCAATACCTATAGTAATTGGTATTGCGTGTTCAACACTAAATTCTATTACAAACGCAACCATAGATTCTGTAGTTGCCATTACGGCATCCATATCATAATAAGCAGCAGTACCATATATGCCAGCGGTGCTTACTACCGGTTTTGTTGCAATTATTTTTGCTGTACCCACGCCGGCCGTACCTACTGCCGTACCTACTGTACCTACTGCAGCACCTGGAGAGTTTATCGCTTTGACACCCCAGTTACCAACCGATCTTATAACTCCCCACACAACCGGAGCAAAAGCGACCTCATCCAACTGAGAATGTTCCTTGAATGTCATTACTGTCATCTTTTTATATCCGCACTCGTAATGAGTATTTGTTGCTTAGTTAAAACGTGTTCAACTTGATAGACGTTTAAGCCAAATATAGAACCAGTAGGTTCTGTAAATTCTGAAACGTTTACCTTTGTATTTATATTTGCTATTATTTCAGCAGTATTTGGTGAGGCAATTTCTTGTACTAATATATATTCACCAGGAGCAAGTTGGTTATTTTTATCAAACCAAGATGCACTTTCTGATATATCAATGGATCCATTAAAGTCTCCAAATATATCGTTTAAAACTTTTTGTAACTGATCATCATCTAAACCAGTTTCTTCTTTTACTAGGAACAACGCAGAAGCATATGTTGCTAACTTAGTACCTAATGAACCAGGAACTTTATTTAATAATCTTTTAATATTAAATACTAACCTATGAAAAATAGTAAACGCGGACTTTTCTTGAGGCGTTTTTCTGTCAGCCTTTTTCTTAAGTATTTTACCGTTATTATCGATAATACCTAATCTATAAGCGTCCATACTTTCCCAAGGTGTTACTAATAGCTTTAGAAACCTAAAGGCATAAAATAGATCACCAGTTCTTGAGATTATCCCCATTAAAATTTCCTTAATCTTTCGATTACGTTTTTGTCTAAAGGTATTTCTACCTTATAGTCTTCTTCTATATAATTCAAGAATACTAAAAATGTTTTTAGTACTGAGTAATGTTCGGGTTCAACTTTAAACCACATCATTCTATCAGCAGCTTTAATACCAAACACATTATATAATACAATAATATGATTTAGTATAAGCCTTTCTTGTAAGTCTCCAGATTGTTCATAACGTCTAAGCAGTCTTTTCAGATACTTAAACCTTGTTAAATCATCTTTGAACTCTTCTACCTCAATGCATTCCGGATTATTGTAGTGCTGTGCGGCGAAGAGTTCAAAGTTTTTACCAGTCAGTTTGTCAAATATTTTCATCATATATTATCTATACTAGATAATTTTAACTGTATTCTTTTTGCAACTCTTTAAAGGTTTTACCTTCAAATCCCATAAAGTCTTGGAAATACTTAACTAGTTTTTTTTCATCACCAGTAAATATACCAGCATCTGAACCCATCATTCCGTCACCTTTACCTTTTTTAAATGAGATTTTAATACCCATTTTCTTAGCTGCTTTGTCACCACCAACATTTTTCATTTCATCTGATTCAAAAGATGTTTTGATTTGAGCTTCAGCAATAGTTTCTTCTTTAACTTCTTTCTCGTCATCATCAGTCTTTTTGCCATTCTTTTTATCGATTGCTTTCTGAAGAGCAGGAGGTAAAGTTCCTTCATCTTTATCAGTTTCGTTATCAGCTTCATAGTTCTTATCAACGTAGTTAAAGAATTCTTTCTTCTTCTCGCCTTCTAATTCACCGGGTGAAGTAACACCAAACTTCTTAAGAGCGGACTTAAAGAATTTCTGATATCTTTCTTTATCTTCTTGCATCTTAGTCTTAACTTTGTTCATAGCATGAGCTTCATCAAGAACTTCTTCAGTAACAGATTCGTTTGCTAGTTGCAAAGCAGCAGCTACTTCGGTATCCTTAGATAAACCTTTAGCCATTTGCTCAATCTTTTTAATAGCACCAGTCATATTACCACCCATTTTTAAAGCAAGCGCAACAGCTTTTTTAACTTGTGGCTTTTGAAATTTAGACTTAGCTTCTAAAAGCTCTGGAAATAACTCTTCAATATCATCAGTATCCATAGAGTACAAATTAGATTGTAAAAATGCTAAGATGTTCTTTTTCTCTCCAGATACATCATAACCATCTCTTGAGTGCTTCTTAAACTTAAGCTTAAATTTCTTTTCAGCGGCAGGAATACCTTCACCAGTATGATCAATATCAACTTTTACTTTGCCCTTACCAGCTTTTAGTTTAGCTTCGTCAATAGTAATAGTTACTTCTTCTTTAACAACTGTACCGTCTTCTTTTTCACCAGATTTTTTAACTTTGTGAGCACCTTTAAAGTCTTTTTCGCCTTTAGCTTTTGGCTCACCAGCTTCATCAACTTCTGGTTTGTCATGGGTATAACCCTTATCAGCAAGAGCTTTATGCTCTGCTTCGTCTTTGGCTACTTTCTTTTCGCCAGTTTCCGGATGAAACATATCATGTGGATATTTTCCTTCCTCTTTTACTTTACCTTCAAGTACATCGCTAACAGCAGCAGCAATGCTCAAAGTAATATCATCTTTAAGTTTCATATTAATTCTCCTATTTTATGAAAAGCATTCCTGTAATAGTCGTGGCCGCAGCTACTAATACTATCCAGAAGATTTTATTTATTACATTGACAGTAGTAGCATTATCGCGTACTGCCATTTCCAACCTATCAACTCTATTTATAAGGGCTAATATTTGTTCTCCTTGTTGTTTGCCAAACTCTGCCATCGTGGCGATTTTTTCTTCAGCACGCGCCAAAGAAATGATCGCGTCTGACATACGATCAATTTTTTCTTCAATTCTATCCAACCTGGCCGATTGCGCAGCTCTTTGCTCATTAGCTGTTGTCATGTTTAAATATCCTAATCTTTAAAGGCGTTACGCCTTTTATTATTCTATGGTATTCTTCTTTCTTAACGTCAAATACCATACCTTTCTTTAAAAGCCATGGCAAACATTTTTGTAACTGAAATTGCCATCCTTCACCATCAAGGATTTCTATTTCCCTATCCTGAATATCACGATGCCATACAAATTCTGCATCATCGCGAGAAGGGTCAAATTCCCTTATATCCGCATCTTCCCAATACGGTTTACCAAAAGTAAGATCCACCACCTTTAAGCCCCAAGTCTTTGGCGTATTTAGGCAATCTACATGCCCAATAGCCTGGTTTTGTTTTATCAGTCTTAGTATCACAGTTATGACGAGCTGCAAAGTTTCTTGCTGCATCTCTATCATTTATCTTAGATGTTAGACCACCTTTTTCGTCACCAAACTCAATCTTTTTTACATTTCCCGTCTTAGGGTTTTTTACGTAAACCACATACTTCTTTTTACCACTAGATCTTTTTGGTTTATTGAGTTCTTGCTCTTCACCAATTTCGATCATAGGTTGTTCTAAAGGTACGTGTTGACCTTCATACAATCCAAATCTTTCGTCAATATGTTCTAGAAAACTATGCATAGTTTTATACAAACTCCTTCCAAGTTCTTACTATTTTACTCATAACCATTTTAATAGCAGTAAAGTATGCCCATCCAAATCCATAAAATATATGGAATGTATGGTTCTTTTCAATTTCAGACTTAGGTCCAAACTTTCTAGTCCAATTGTCAACATACTCACCTTTATATCTTAATACTGCATGAGTTACTTTCCACTTACTTGAACCAACACAACAAATGCCAGCCTGGTGAGTTAATAACATCCACCACATTTTAAGATGGCTCTCTCCGCACAATCTGTAAAGTATTGATAAAGAATAATCTTCGCAATCACCTACAAACTTACCTTCGGCATCCGGTGAATAAATAATTTTCCAAGAATCGGCGGAGCCGTATTGTGTTTTATCTTTGGCATACTTCCACTTACTAGTGAATGACCTAACTATTTTATCCCTTGCTTTTAATTCTTCTCTATTCATAATTTTACTCCTTTTAATTTTTTCAAGCCCTTTAAAACTTCTGTATAAGCTTTATCTAATTCCTTTTTAGCTTTTGCTATTTGAGCTTTTTTCATTGCTTTTTCATCTGCAGCTATGTTTGATAAACGATCCTTTTCGAATTCTATCGTTTCTTTTGCTGCGTATAAATCTTCTTTGGCTCGTCTAAGATCAGTCAATTTATCAGCTTTACTTTGAGCTTTATCTCGTTTTCTATTTGCAACGTTCTGCTTAGAATATCGGCTCTTAAGTTTTTTAGCTGCTTTTGCACCTTGCTTTCCACCAAACTTTGCGGCCATTGTACCGTATTTAAGTAAACCCGAAACAGCTTTTACGCCTTGGTCAATTACTACAATCAAAGCAGCTTCAGCAGCTCCTTCATTCATATCTAATTGCATAGTAGCTTCATGTAAAGGCATATCTAGAATTTCATCTAAAGTTTTTGGTTCTATGTGTTCAGCAAATGTTCTCATCTTTGTCCCTTTATCCATTTTATTGCAATGGCGTTTTCTGGAGCTTTAGCAGCCCAGGTTTTTATTTTCTTAAAAGCGTTTAGTGCAGCACTATCAATATCAGATCCTTTCGAATTATCCACAACAATCATTCTTTGTCTAAATAAACCTTGAAACTTACCAATATTCTTCTGTACATCTTTCCACATTTTACTTACCATATCATCTGGTAACGAGCGTGGTCGCATTTTATTTCTTTCTAATGCTGTATCTAAATCTGTATTAACAAAAATCATATGTACAGAATATCCAATAGTTCTTAACATATCAACTTGCTTTTTAATTTTAGAATAGTCTTTACCAGTACCGTCAATAACAATACCCATTCTACCTTCTAAAGCTCTCATCATAATTCTACCAGTGATAGCTTTAGCTTTTGCTCTTACAGATTGGCCTTGAGCTGAGGCTATATCTTCTGGATCAGTAGTTAATTTAGCATTTTTTAATCCTTTTTCAAAAGCATCATCTGAATTTATCAATCTAAATCCAAGAGCTTTCAGTGCAGTCTTACCTACAACAAATGATTTACCAGAACCTGGTCCACCTGCTAGGAATACTGCTTTAAAAATAGAAGGATCATTCACACCTTCCATTAAATCAAAGTGTTGTTTAAAGTTATCCACCGAATTCATGTCCTGCGACTCTTTTCATTTGCTTTTTAAATTCAGCAAAATCTGGTTTACTTTTGTAAAGCTTAATAGAGATCTCATTTCTATCTTTACCCTTAATTCTCCACTTATAACCTTTATCTAAATGTTCTGGCTTTGTAGTCTTTACTACTCTACGTTTAAATCCATCTTCCCAAGGTTCACTCTTACCTGTACCTTCAGTATAATATTCCGCAAAGGTTTTCATTTCTTTAAGTCGTACCTGTATGTTTTACCTTTTGCTTGGCCGTCCTTTGTAATTTTAAACTTAGCAATACGAGCTAGGTTGTTAACTACTTCTAATTTACCTTTAGACATATCCTTTTGTAACTCTGGTTTTACTTTCTTCCAGATAGTATCTAATATATCTGAATCAGACATTACTAATGGACCTTCGCTCATAGCAGATTCTGAAAGCTTTTTATCCTTGGCATTCTGAAGAGACTCGGTAGCAGCCTTTTGTCTTCTTAAAATTTCATGGAAAGTATTCATCTTACTTTTTTTCCTTGGCCATCATAGCAGCAATTTTCATTAACGTCTTTTTGTCTTTATCAGATATTTTATCTAATTGCTTTTTCTTAGCAATATCTTCTAGTGACTTTGCCCATGAAGCTGAGGATTCTTCAACGTTTTCAAATTTAAGCCTTAATGCTTTTAATAACTCTTTCTTGTATCGTGCAAATAAATCACTACCGGAATCTTTAAAGAAATCTGTCTTTACGCCTTTATGAAAAGGGCCTGGTTTGTGATATTTTTTAATAATAGTATATCCAGTATCTGACATCCAATCATTAAAATCATCTTCCGTTTTAAGTTTACTTACAGATTTTTTTGCAGTTCTGATTAAATCAGATGCAGCCTTTTTACTATAAGGCTCGTCATCCATCCAATTTTCGTTAACCGATTCAGAATGAGTGTTATAGTTAGTTCTCAATTCTTTAAAATTTTTCATTTTACCATTCCTCTTACTTCTTTTTTAGATAACCCATATACGTCAACCAACCATTTTTCTAAACCTCTTTTATCTCTACTCATGACAACAAGTTCGTTTTCTCTCTTGTCCCAAGTATCGATATAAACTCCATCAGATTCCCAATCATCAGCGTATTCTCTTGGATCACCCATGTCAAAATCCAACGCAACTTTAAAATTTCTTTCTAAAATTGTTTGGCTTTCTCTTATTTCTTTAAACGTTTTCATTAACTTCCCCTTACTTTAGCGGCTAGGTCTTTATCAGCCCCGCCCCATGTTCCTTTTGATTTTGTCGCGAACGAATTAACTCTTGCTAATCCCCACTGTGTTGGATTTGTTCCAGGTCTATGACTTGAACTCCAAGCTGCATATCCTCTATCGAATACTTTCTTCAATATACCATATGGCATACCTGTTTTATCAGCTTTATTTTGAAGTGCTTTCTTTGCATCAGCTTCTTCTAAAGACTGAGAGAAGCTTTTCATTTCTCCAAACTTCTTTTTAAAATCTTTTGTGTGATCGCTTTCAGGAGCATTTGGTCTTGGCTTATCGTGTTTAGCCTTTTGTTTAGCATCCATATCAGAATACTTCTTTTCTCCTAAATGCTCTACATCATCTAACCAAACTCGTTTCTTCCATTCACCGAATTCAACTACTAAAAAGTTAGTACCGCACCTTTGAATAACACCAACCTGATTTGTTTCTTTTAAAACGACTTCGTCACCTTCCTTAAACAGATTACCTTTTACAAACTTTTCTCTTTTCTCTGATACAGGTTCTAGTTGTGTATGCTTTCTAGCAGATTCTTTTTTAAGGCCCATGCCTTTTCTTATAGCATAGTATAGAGTTTGTATTCCGTCACCTGGAATTTCTAACGATGCATCTGCAAAGCCTTGAAGATCACCTGCAGCAACTAAAGCTCTAAGTTTAGAAGCAGACATTCCTTTAACACCTTCAGCTTCTGGATCTCTTTCTCCTGCAGAAACTACTTTTATTTCATTTTCAAAATTATAAAAGCCGTGTCTTGAATCTACACCATTATACTTATTTAAAAGCACTTCAAATTCTTTTAGTCTGTCTGAACCAGCAACCATTGTAACCGATGTAAAACCTTGCTTATATAACTTAACACAAATGTCTAATGCTGTTCTTACATCGCTATCCGCCATAATGCTTCTTGCGTGTTTTGGAAACATTTTGCGCAAAAATTTAATTTTATCTTTAAATGTTAACGGATTCTTTTTAGCGTCTTGTGATTTTGAAGCATATACTCTATACGGATTACTTCCTGCGGTTTTCTTTAATTTGTCAAATAACTTTGCATGACCTGGTGTTGGCGGATTAAACCTACCAAAGACGAAATAGACTTCGCCCTTTGCCTCGCTTAAATATTGACTAAAACTCTTAAATTCCATTTACTTCTCACCTTTATCTTTTAATTTTGCTCTGTCTTTTTTCTTAATTCCTGGTAACATTTTCTTAGCGATTTTAGAAATCATTCCTTTCTTATTGGCTAACTTTTTTTCGATACCAGCACGTGCTGCAAAAGAAAGATCAGCTTTACTTTTGCCTTTTAACATTTTTTTGATTAGGAATTCCCTGGCTGCCTTATTGGCACGGGATTTAAGTTTTTCTGGGGAGGCAAGTTTTTTCGCAGCTTTCTTTTTACCAAGTGCGATCTTTGCTTTGTTCTTGCGAAATGAAGCTTTCATTTTCATTCTGTGTGCTAATGACATAGCCTCCGAAAAGTCTACGGTTTCATTAGTTAGATCTGCGTCGTGTTCTTTAAACGATTTCATTGTTATCCTCGGTATCCCCATATCAGTTAGGATTATCCCAACCTTTTATAATATCTTTGCTGAAGTTATTAGTAGAAAATTCTAATCTATCAACAAGCTTTACTGCTCCACCTTCCATACGATCTATAGCAACAAAACCCTCAGGGTTGGTCACTTTAAATCCGGACTTAGTCTTCACAAACGTACCAATTTTACTTAGTCTGTTTAGTTTATTTATAATAATTAATTTGCTATCCACAACTAAATTTTGTAAATCGAACACATTTTGTAAACTTTTTATGTTAGATTTGCTAAAAAATTGTAATAATTGATCACGTTTTACTATTTGAATATCTTTACCTTTTTGACTGCTTCTCTTATCAATTTCTTTTTGGTATCTAGTATTTACCCACATTACTAATCCTGTTGCATGCTTCTTAGTATCGGTAATTCTCTGCCCTGATCTCACTTTAGTGTTATTATAAACGTTAATAAGTAAGTTTAATTCCCTGTTAGATTCTAATTCTTTCAGCGTAGAACCTGATATCTTTTTAAACATTTTACCAGCATCAGACAACTTTTTATTAAGCTCATCTGTTTCTTGTTTTGTTAATGTTGCTGTTCCGGAAAGATCATCTAGTGTTGCATCCTGCATCCAAACATCTTTCGACGGTTTAAGTTTAGTGACTATTGATCTGCCAAACTCAGCTCTCATTGTTTCAAATGTACCACCGTTATAAACCGTGTGCCATACGATACCGATCTTAGCTCTTGAAATTTCTTTTGCTAATGCAGTTGATGTTGGAACTGCATAAGCGATTGTATTAGGATGAAATACTATGTGCTTTACTCCACCAATATTTTCAGTTTTGAGGTCAGACTTATCAAACATGAAGTCACCTTGTATAACGCCTTTAATTCCTAAAGGCTGTAAATAATCAAAGGCCATTTTTAATTTTTTAGAAAGATCTCCAGAAGTATCAGCATCAATATCTGCATGAGATTTATATACCTTAGGATTAGAATTAAAGATTCCTTTTTTAGCAACAAAGAATTGTCCATCTCTTGGATCTTCTCCAGCAAATACGGCGGGGGCACCGTCCCATTTTACGGTAACGTCTACTGCAGATTTTGCATTACCCGATAACATATCTCGCAACGACCTAAGCGCGAGGATAGCTTGGCGCGCCCCCTTAACTCCACCGTCAAGAATAAGATCCTCAATATGAATCATATGAGTGTTCTTACCTGCGGCCTCCGATAATTGATTTTTAAATGATTTTATAACTTTCGTCAAATTTGATTTCATTATTGATATACCTTCACGTACGCGCTAGAATCTTCTGATTTAGATCCCGCATAGTTTATAATTTTAGTTATCCAACGATTTGCTTTAGTGCCGCTGTTTTTATCAACGTAATATAAGACATATAAACACGCTAGCTTTGAACCTATCCAATAAACGTCTTTTAATAACAATTCTTTTTCAAAGTTTTCATATGAATCATTTTTATAAAAATTGTTATACATTTCATAAAATATTTTAATAGATCTTTTATCTTTTTTAAGAATACTCTTAGCTATTTTATTAATGACTTTATTGTCGGGTATTTTCTTTCCAAAAACCGACTTTATACCTTCTGCCATAATTCCGTATCCGGCACCGCCGCCTCTCGATGTTTTCATTCTGATTTCTGCTTTAATAGCTCCTCCAGCAGATCCAGCCCTTAGGTCAAGCTTACCAGCGTCAAATATAACAGTAGCACCTTTATTAGACCAAAAGGTTCCTCTAAGTTCTCCTTGGAACATTATAGTTTTTATCTTATGGTCGTCAGTATCAGGCGGTAATTTAATATTGTACTCTTTAGCTTTAGCAGTTTTCTTAACAAGCTTTAATGATATTCCGACCAAGTCTCTATCAACAAATGCTTGTAACAATGCTTTATTATAAGCTGCTATACTTTCGGTGCTAAGAGTTGACAATTTATAACTTTTATTAACGGCCCAGATATCTCCAGGGTTCCACTTATCATCTTTAACAGGTTTTTGATCAGAATTTTTATATGCGACATTCTTCATTGCATATACTGTATTCATTAATTTACTTGCTCTATGAAATGTCTGCGACTTATTTATGTAACCGTTTTTAATAAGAATTACTGCGGATTCATATGATGAATGGAACCATCCATCTTCGACTGATAATACTTCATCTAAAGTAGCATCGACATAAACTCTATTATATGCAGCTTTAAGAATATTGTGATTCATAAAGAATTCTTCGTCTTGCATTCCGTTGTCTAACATAGCTTGACACATAACACATTGATGAGATTCTGTGATTTTAGTATTGAGAGTTCCGCCGCCAGCTCCACCTCCACCTCCAAATACTTTACTCTTTCCTAGATCGGAAGAGCTTATCATTTTATCGCCACCTATGAGAGTAAAGGGTTTTTTTAGTTTTTTGAATATTTCAATTGAAGTTATAGCATTTTCTATATCAGTTACTTTAAATACTCCGCCTTTAGCCAATTCAAGGGGCTTTCCGTCTTTTATAAGACGTGCTAAAATATCTATTCTGTCTATACCAGTATTAGCATTTGGTTTTAACAATTCGGATGGAGTTAGCTTTACGGCTTCTTGAAGTTCTTCGATTTGTTCGAAATATCTTAAGCTTTTCATATTAGTATTATACCCTATTAATTATTTGATAAAAATATTATAACACCCTTATCAATAAATGTACAATACTATTTATACTATTTTTTAACTCAATTTTTAGGATTATACAGCTTATTTGGAGTTACATTATCGTTATCATCGACATTGATAATGCCAACCATCTCGAGCATGTCGATCATTTTAGCACCACCGTCTTTGACACCGATGAGATACGATGACCATGCTGCGCCAATCATTACTATGAAATACGCAGTGTATTCTATCACAACATAACCTTAAAGCATACTGTTTCGTAATCCTTGTTTATCATATCATTATAAAATGCCAAAGCTTCTTCTTTAATAGCAAATAAATATTCTGCTATTAAATTATTGTGTTTATCTACTGCAATAACTTTCCAACTATCCAAACGTTCCATTATCCGTTACTCATATATTTTTCGACTGGTTTAAGTTCAATAAACTTCCTGCGCGATTTTGAAAACTGCTTCATAGGCTTACTAAACTCTTTGTATTTTTTAGTTTTTGTGGATCTAAATCCAACACAATGACCTTGATTGTTTAAGATATAGGTGTGATTTAAAACAGGATGTTTACATTCATCCCAACTAGTGATTTCTTTAAAAGCTTTTAGCTCAGATTGTATAGACATAAACATCCATCCTTTCTGCATGTCTTAACGGAAGAGACTGATCGTATTTTCTAGGATGTTTTCCGTCAGCTATTGCAGCTGAAGTCCTAGGTCCTCTACCTTGACATTTAACTCTGTATCTAGTAGATTTTACCGGTTCAACGTCTGTCCAACCGCTTTGAAACCTGTAATCGTTCATTTTGTCTTTCTGAGCAGCCATTTTGTTTATGGCTTTTACAGTTGACCTAACGGTTTCTAGTTCTAGCATATCTCCTGCGCTTTTAGTATACGCAGTCATTACGTAGCTATCACTTATATTTCTATTTTTCATAATTTAATTCCTTATCAATTTTGTTTATGGTACTATTATACCATACTTTTAAGGTTTTGTACACCTTTTTTGCGAAAATAGTATATAGATTCTATACGTATTTTATACACCGCTTGTCATGTGTACATAAGAATCTTTACATTCTTCTAGTTTGTCTCCACATGCACAAATCTCTGATTCTTCGATTGTTGGCGCTCCAACGATATCTCTTACTTGAGATTCGTTAAGTGTCACACCCACTAATTTTGCTATTACTTCTTCTAAATTCATAATTTACTCCTATTGAATTCCTGTCCATCTGACATTCGCTTGACTATATCCAGTCAATACGTTACCTCTTGCGAAGTTTGTAGATGGCGCGTTATATCCAGCGGCCATCAACATATCCCCAACATTAAAAGGTTTGTTTGTTTTATTATCGATTGCTTTTGGACTTTTCTTTACAATGAATCCAACAACTCCAGATCTAAGAGATCCATCATATTGATTCTCTTCAGACTTGAGCAACTTAATGTAATTCCTTCCTTCTTCGAAGTGATACGTGATACCTTCCATTCTATCTTTTATGTACTGCTCATCGGTACAGAACTCACTGCGTGAGTACCATTGTTCTAAGTCATTAGACATAGTGGTTAGAAGTTCGTTGGTTTGGTCAATTAGTTGATTCATAATATAGTTCCTTATCTTTAATATGGTACCATTATACCACACTTATAAGGCTTTGTACACCTTTTTTTGAAAAAAAGTGTATATTTTTTATATCTATTTGTTATATGTAATTATGTTTATATAACGTCGTCAAGCGGGAATATTTGGTATATTGCCTCAGCACATGCCTTAGCTATCTCTTGATGTTCTTTCTGAGTACCATTAGCAGATCGTAATTGTATATAATGAATCCAAGATCTTAGTGTTCCATTCACGTACATACGAGACATTGTCAAACCTTCAGGTAAAATTGCTCGTGCCTGTTCCTTTGCAATACCTGCGTTTATTGCCCAATCATATGCGTGTTTACAACGCTCAATAATGACTTCTTGATATGATTCCCATATATGATGTATAGAATCTTCCATAGGAATATCAACGGAGTTTTGTCGATTTTTGTTATCTTGCATCCGAGCATCTCTCGTCACAAAGGTTAAATCTTTAGTAGGATCAGCATACCGCTGACTAAATTCCTGAAAAGAAAAAGATCGATGTCTAAGAATTTGTCTTGCGATATCCCGGGTTGTATCAATTTCCATACAGACACTGGCCATCTCAAGAGGTGACCAGTGCTGATGTTTAATCAAATATTTAACTAATTTCTCTGCGGTTTCTTCATTATTTTGGTTACTAGGATTCGACACCCTAGCGCAATATGCTACCATTTGTAACAAATCATCTTTCAAATCAACGCCAATTGCTGGCTTACTATACGAAACTACACGAACCTTAAACATGGTTTATCCTTGTTATATTAGAAATTAAGAGTTAAGTTTATTGCGGCTGAATCCATAAATGTGCCTGATCTTACTCCATCCATTACCATTAATCCAATCGTTAGATTTTCTGTTACGGGCTTTGCGATCATCAACATCACATGAGACATTTCAGTTTCAGCAACTTTATGTTCAGCATATCCAATTGACACATTAGCTGCTTTAATAAATGGCAATGCTTGTGATACTTCTAAATAACTTAGATGTGCATCAACAGTATTGCGGTAATATTTCATACTTGTGTTTTTCCAAGAAGCTCCAAAATAAACTTCTTCGAAAGGATCATAATCACTACCATCAAAGTTATATTGAATAACACCCAAGTCTACACTAATATCGTCAGTTAAATCCGTGCTGTAACCAGCATAAAAATCATATTCAACATTAGCCGTGTCGCCATAATCTACTTCACTGGCCCATGCTCCAGCATAAAAACCTGATTCATGGTTATAATCTATACCTGCTTGTAAAGCAACATTTCCTGCATTTTGTGACATGCCTCTCCAAAAATAATCTGAAGTGACCGAAACATTATATGAAGTATCTGCTTGAGCGGTAAACGATGTTACCATTAAAAGAGAGCATAAGAATGTTTTTAAACTATTCACTACGCTTCTCCTTTTACTAGAGTATATATACCCCACGCCAAACCTGCCCATGCTACTAGTTTAGCAATACCGCCAAACAACACGACTGAGCCGCATACCACGATGAGTGACACCCCATCCAAGGAAGTTCTTTCTTTGATTCTATCTTTTATCCAATTCATATTTTTCTCCTATACTTTGAATTCCGCAAACGTATCTTTATTTTCTCTATCTCCCCACGTTGCGATTGGTTTATCGGGGATACTCATATCTGACATTATATCAGATTGAGCTGATTCTTCTACATCGTACAATTTCATTCTTGCACGATCAATACCGACCACAAATCTTTTATATTTCGTCGGATCGTTATATCTGTTTTTAAGTTGTTTAACCATAACTTGGTTTAGTTCATCTAATTCTTCTGTTGCAATAAGAGCAAACATTAAATCAGCCGTGGCAGGTAATCCAAAAGATTCTGAAGTATCTTCTAGTCCTACATCAGTATTACTAAAGCCGGATCTTGTCGTTTGAGTTGCTGTCATAATTGGAACATTAAACTCAATTGCCAAACCACGTAATTCTTCAGCAATAGCTTTTATGTAAGTGTAACTATTTATACTTCCACCCATTGCTTTCATACGAGAAGATGAACATATGTTCAGGTAATCTATGTATATGATATTAGGTTCAAACTTCTTCTTCATCTTTAATTCATTTAATAATGCCCTGAAATGGCCGGAATGTGCAGCACCAGTAGGATACTCTTTAATAAGTAACTTGCCGATAGTGCCTTTTGCTATTTTTTGTATTTTTTCAGCAAACACATTTTTAGGTAACGATTCAAGTTGTTGAATAGGTAGATCCATTAGATTCGCATCAATACGTTCAGCGATTCTTTCTTCTGCCATTTCCATTGTAATATATAGAACATTCTTACCTTGTTGTAATACTGAAGCTGCATTGTGACACATGAATAATGATTTACCAACACCAGTACCAGCCAAACACACATTAAGAGTTTTATTTGGAATGCCGCCTTTAGTAATCTTATTAAAGTATTCAAGATCCCAGGGAATTCTTTCTTCTGTTTTATTGTAAAAATCAAAACGAGCATCGGAATCATCAATGTAATCATGACCAATTGCTTGATCAAATGAAACTCCTAATGCAGTAGATAATATCTCGGGGATTGCACCTTCGCTTTTTTCTTCATCTTTACCATCAATAATGCCAATTGACTCCATAATAGCAATATAGACCGCTCTATCTTTGCACCACTTCTCAGTTTCGTTTATAAGGTAATCAGTGTCTAAATCAGTTTGTGTATTAATCTCGTTAATTAACATCGAAGACTGATTTAATATGTCGTCTGGTGCTGAAACTTTTTGTAGCTCAATATCTAATACTCTACCTGTTGGTAGTTTATTATGTGTTGCTACGAATCCTACAATCAAATCGAATACTACTTTATGACAACCTTCGAAATAATCTTTCTGAAGGTATGGTATTACGCGACGGCAGTATTCTTCGTTATTTAGTAGATGACTTAGTACGTGTGTTGGTATCTCGTTCTGCAAGTTTTGTTGTCCCTTCGTTAATAATATGTGTTAATAAATCGCCGAGATAATTATTAAATTTCTCGTCTTCTTTCAATGTGTCGTGGTCAAAATCACCTGGATCGTTAATGTTATAAGTAAATGACAAAGTTGCCATATCTAGCTCCGGAGATTCTTTAATAGAAACTGTTCCATAAATAAACCTTACTCCATCATAAGGAGAATTCTCATTTAAATGTATAGCATAAAAGTCCGATTCTGGGTGTTCTACAGTTATATAATGATTATCCATATTTTTTATCATTGTTCTTGCTCTATATCTAATTCTACGTCTAATAATGGTTTATGTCCTATTTGGTAGTGGCCAATTAAGAACTCTTTAAAGTTGGTAGTTTCAAATATTGGTTTCCAGAAATCCTCGTTTAGCGTATCTTTCTCTCTTACCTTCGGCTGAACAAGTTCACCAGTTTCCATGTCTACTCTACAATACCAACCTACATTTGGTTTTTGAACATATCCACCAGCTAATGCTACATCTAGTAGTCCAGAGTATGGCGCGATGCCTCCTTCCCATGTTACTGTAATTGGAATCTTAGATTTTTCTTTTACAAATCTAGACTTTTCTACATTGATTACAAAATTGTAACCTTTAATTTCTGTACCAGTCTTTTGTTGCTGTCTTCCGATAATCCAAATGTTATCTGCTGAATAATAAATACCAGTACCACCTGAAACAATCGCTTTAGGAAATAATCCGATTTCTTGATACGTATGATTAACAGCAAGCAAAGGAATATTCTTCATAGCCAGATAAGGAGTGACCATTCTGAATAGACCTTTAAGTGCTTTAGCTCTTGACATGTCAGCAACTGACTTTTCGTTCAGCGCATCTTCTAATTCTTTCTTAGAAGCTAAGTTACCAATAGAATCTATAACAACAATAACTTTGTCGTTACGATCTAAATTTTCTAATTGGCCAACAATATCAAATTTTAATTGTTCGACATCTGTTATTGGAGTGTGTAATACTCGTTGCGTATCTATACCAAAAGATTCAAAGTATGATTGAGGTGAACCGAATTCAGAATCATAAAATAACAATACTGCATCGCTATGTTCTTTTAGATATGCACCTGCCATTAATAACGCAAATGAAGTTTTAAAATGCTTCGATGGGCCTGCTAGTACAGTTAAACCTGGACTTAAGCCTCCATCGGGATCTCCAGATAACGCAACGTTTATCATTGGTACTTCTGTTGCAGTCATTTCTTTTTCGCTAAAGAACACTGAATCTGCTAATATGTCCGATGTTTTAATTTTCGAATTCTTTTTTAGTTTATCCATCACTGACATTATCTTTTTCTCCTTCCGAATTGTGTTTGTTCCATAGACCTTAATTGTCTTTTATGGCGCGATATAGCTTCGGCTTTTTTACGCTTACGCTTTGCTGTTGGCTTTTCGTAGAATTCTTTTTTACGGACATCTTGTAAGATACCTGCAGCTTCTACAGCCTTTTTAAACTTTCGTAAAGCAACATCAAACGGCATATCTTGTGGCGGACGATCGTCACGTTTTCCTTTCCGATTTTTGTTAAACTTTCTTGGTTGTGCTTTTAAATTAATACTTGGCATAGTTCCTCTTCTTTTATTTTGTATATGGTATATTATAACATGAAATCTGTCAATTGTACACAGTTAATTGCCCAATTTTTTCTTCGATAACATTCTGGTGATAGATGCACCGAAGAGACACTTTCCATTTTGTCTTTGGCGTATTGCTCACTATTCATAGTAAGCCATTCTTCAGGGTATTTGACTCGCGTCATACCCAGTTCATCCATGCAAGATATCCATTCAGATAAGGCTTGCATTCTTTCTTCTCGGGATCCCCAAAAAGGCTGGCCTTTATAATAGCCAGTTTTTGGCAATTTACGCTCTTCAAACTCAATGGGCCATGGAGTAGAATACTCTACCTTTATACCCTTTTGCTCTAGTTCATCACCAAATTTTTTCCATGATTGTAACATAGGCTTTATATCAGCCTTTAGTCTGCAAACATGATGTCTAATATCTATATTTCCGAATGACATAGTAATACCCCTTGGAAAACATTCTTCTATATGCTGTATAACATATTCAAAATCTGTTTTTATTTGACCATTAAGAGTTAAGCCATCCGTTTTAATTACAAGTGAATTTTCTTTTGCGTATGCTGCAGTATGTGAGTCGCCTATTGTTAACCATTTGATATCTACAATATCTGTAGATTTTAATCTTTTTGCAGTTTTACATTTCTCAGTTACTTTATCGCACCAATCTTTATCGGTAACATCTTTACGTTTCTTTAGCATTTCGCCATAGTCAGGCATATCGATGTCTAATGAATATATTACTTTAGCTTCTAAAAAGTTATTTATTCTATCTTTTAATTCATCATTGAATCCTGAAAATAAATTTAGAGATCCACCGAAGTTTACTCCATGATCTAAATATAATACTTCGACATAATCTCCGTTATGATTAATGTCAACTCCAAGGTTTTCTGACCAGGTTCTAGCCCACCCAAAACCGTGGCTATTTTTTTTCTTTGGTATTTTATTAAATGTTCCTGTTATCATAAATTTTTATCCCAGTCTCTATAACTATCAATTGTTTCATATATCATTTCATTATCTAATGTAGGCTCTGGCCCAACATTCCAAAATAAAATATCTCTTCCTGTATTTTTTGGTATGTACTTCCACACCTTTCCGTCATATGTGTCGATACACGGGAATGGTGGAAGGTTCTCTGTTTTTTCTGAAGCCATGAATTGTTTAGGTTCACTTATAACAGCAGCCCTTCCTAATTCTCCAGCTTTCATGTTTCTAGACACTGCAACAGATGTAAATTTTGCATTTGGCCATGCAATCTGAAGCGCTCTGGTTAGCACACCTGTAGAAGTGGCTACATAAACTTCGTTTGGTGCGCGTAGGGCACTCGCAACCTTCACCATTCCAGCAGTAACCATCTCATGTTTTAAACCTAATGGTACGAAATAATATCCGTTTTTTCTTGCATCTTCTAAGGCTATTTTGTTTAAATTTGGCATTGCTGCTATTCTATGGAAACTAACATCGGCTCCTTGCTCAATACAACAAGCTTGATGATGAGATATTCTCTTGCTAGATGGCATGTATAGCCTTACTTTTTTGTTATGTCTTTTAGCGGCATCTAATATACTCACACCAGCTAAACCGGTTCGTGGTTGAACATATGCGATTGTTTCTTCCTTAATAGTACTTATTAAACAATCTCCACCTCTAGTTTTAGACCCTACAATTAAGTCATCTCTAATAACTCTAATACCGTCATGTATAACCTCGACTGGAGCTGGATTTGGATCTTCCCAATTCTTGGCTAATTCTAAATAATATTCCTTAGCTTCCTCCGGTTGCATTAGTCCGATGTCTTTATTGAATCCGTCTTCTACGTGATTATTATGAGGCATTGCGTATATCCTTATCCATCATCAAATGTTGTACCATAGCCTTATAATCATTTGCTGTTAAATTATTATCGTCTAACACTTTTAAATCTGAAGGATGTGATTTCATTCCATTGAACGTTTCTATTAAACCAAGTTCTAACATTGGTTTTTGTCTACCTCTCGGGTGATCTTTAATGTCGCTACTAGACCATAGGTTATCATAATCAAGATGAGCATAATCATTACCAGGTCTGACATAATTTTCTACCCATCTAATGTAGTCACAACAAACATCTTCTGCATTATAAGGAACACTTCCAGTGTCACTATAAATTTGCATCATAACTTCATCTAAAAAATCTTCTTTCTTTAATTTATTATTGTTGATTCCTAAATATGAGATGCATTCAACCGCATTAGTTCCGTAATAAAACATACTCTCAGTATTAACCAAATGTGGAAACCAATCTGCTATATCAGCTACGACTGCAGCATATTGAAATGCGTATCGTCTTAAACCGTTTTCAACATTCCATTTTAACATGAATTCACCAACTTCTCTAAGATCTTTTTTGCCTGGAATAGCCAAGAAGTGAGATAATTTTTTTGCCAGTATCGGAGCATATTCACATAAGAAATAGTCTCCGCCCTTTTTATAATCAGATGTTGGTTTTGGAAATGCTGGGAATTGATATCCAATTGAAGTATAAAATGGCTTTCCTAATTTACCTTCAGCTTTAATAATCTTTTTCATATCGTTAATGTCTTCAGCTAGGTGTAGCTTAAACAATAGCGTATTGTGATATCCAGAAGGCTTGGTTCCGTAATTAATCGCAGAGCCCGTAACTCTATGTAGAATAAACAAATATAACCAAGTTTCTAATGAATGTGTTTTTCCAGTCCAGTTTTTTGCAACAAGCTCTCTTTGTGCTGTTGCCTGGCCAGCTTGCATTCTGTCCCAATACGGATGTTTATCAGTCCAACCATAAAATATATCGTTAATAATCTGAGAAAATCCGGCATATTTACGCTCGACTACATCATATAGCTCAACGTTTTCCATTAGATCATCATTCATACAGCTTTCCATATGAGGCATGAAATTAGGAACATTACACTTTATCTGTTGATCTTTAGCCAACTCAAAGTACTTTAAAAAATCGTAATAGTATTCAGTTTTTTTCATAATATAGTAAACAGATTCCTTAGCAAAAATAATAAACCTACGCCATTAAGTAAAATAAGCGCGCGATCTTGCCAGATAATAGATACCCACAGCCAAAGGGAAATACCTGTAGCCGATAATACAACATCGTAATATTGATATCCGTCAATGCCTCTAATTGACATTGCACTTAATACAAAAACCGATGCGATCCATTTAATGTACCAATCTAATGTATATTTCGGTGTAGCACTTTTAAATATTCGCTTACTGTTTTTGATTTCGTTCGGATCAAAATCTGCCATACTATTCATCGCTATGTAATGTTTTATGTTTTTCGTTACGTTCATATTTGCTTTTGTCTTTGTGAACTTTAGTAGAACCGTGATCTGGTGTAGTCTTTCTCACTTTAGGTTTACCAAATATAGCATCCCAATTATCTCTACCTTGCTTAGATAGGGATTTTGATCGTATACTATCTCCAGTTATATCGTTTTTAGTTACCATAATATTACTTAATTAAATTCCAACTTGATACATTGGTAGGTCAATTGGTAATTCTAGTTGCAATTCCTTTTCAGCACAACTAGAACATTTAACTTCAGCTCCGTCAATAAGAATATCAACCTTTTTAAAAAATAGACATCCTTCTGAATTGGTTGTTAACAAAAATGTATCACCAATATTAAATGGAGTTTGGTTGATTTTTAATAGACAGTTTGGTTCTAGTTTACTGTCTACATCTGTAAAAGTTAATCCTGCTTGGTTCATTTCAAATTTGTAATCTACATATAACATTTTTCTTTCCTCTTTTTTTGGCGCGTCCTGGAGGATTCGAACCTCCGACCTACGGCTTAGAAGGCCGTTGCTCTATCCAGCTGAGCTAAGAACGCTTCATTCTTAGTCTATGAAGTCATAAGTTATACCGGCTTCGGTAAACAGCTTTTTAGTTAACTCTGTTGATTCAACCCACCTTTCTGGCATTGAATCGTCAATTTCTTTTGTTACTACTCTGGTTACTCCAACTTGTATAATGCCTTTAGCGCATTCTGAACAAACCGGTAATCCGTGTATATACAATGTTGCACCGTCTAGTGATGTTCCATTATATGTCGCATTGTAAATACAATTCATTTCCGCATGTACTACATGTTGATATTTAGTAACTTTATTTTGATACATAGTATCGCTATCAGATATTCCACGTGGAAATCCATTGTAACCCTGGGCTAAAACTTGCCCCTTAGATCCTACTGCAATTGCTCCTACTTTTCTTGATGGGTCTTTTGACCACAACGCAATGTGTTGGGCCAAAGCTATATATCTTTTATCCCATTTGTAAATTTTAGTTGATTCCCACATATTATACTACTAAATCAAAATGACGTTCGTAAACGTGTAGGTTTTGTACTTGCCAATGGATTTGACCAACGTCAACTCCGAGCTCATCGGCTAATTCCCCAAGAACATATTCTTGCCAAGCATAATCATTGCGGTAACCAAATATTACATCATTAGATCTCATTTGAACTACACATTCTAATACATCGTCTCGTATATAATACGTAACTGCATTAGTGCATATAAAATCGTTCTTTTCATTTTCATACCACTCGTGCCAAATAGAAGGTCTTTGATATACCATACTAGCTCTACGCGAATCTCTATTTCTAGTAAGTTCTAGTACAACTTGTTCAAATTGATTATGATACTTTTCACTGAAAATTAAGTGTCCGTAATTTGAATTAATTTCGCCATGATCATTAGCAGTCATTTTCCATGCTTCCGGTGGTTCACGCTCACCACGATAAATATCGTTAATATTTGTAGATTGATGTATATACCAATCTATTTCAGCGTCGATGTAATGTTTGTTGGGTTTGCCAAAAATAGCAGGTTCGTCAGCAACAAAGGATGCACCGATTAACTCAATAGTTTTACCGCCATTTCTGTCTTCGGTAAACATTTTGTTTAAAAGTCTGGCTTTAAATAAACCTCGAATTTCGCTTATACTATTCATTTTTTATACCTATCGTCGAGTTCTGGATGTTCTGCGCAATGCATCATTAAGATCATTAATTGAGTTGCGGCATGAGATAAATGTGTTTTACCAGATTCTGGATCTAGGTCTTCACCTGCATGCCAAGCGTTAAGATGTCGTTGGATTGAAGAATAAGTTCGCAACTTGCTCGTTGAATCGCCGTCATCACGCCAGTTGTTTACACCATACTTTTCGGCGCCGAAGCCAAAGACTTCTGCGATTTCTAATAATGCTTCTGGTGGTATTAAAGCTAATGGAGCTTTGCCTTCATCGAATTTCATAATAATGCCTTTTTGATTTTGATATGGTTATTATAACACAAGTAACTTAGAATGTACACACTTTTTTTAATTATTTTAATGGAAATTTAAACCTTTGTTTACCATCTACATATTCTAGATTGTCTACAGCTTCTTTCGCGTCGACAACCCCTAAAATTTCGTATGATACTGGTGTATTTTCATTTAAATCTGGAGCAAAATTATTAGGCCACCATTTCCAGATGACTAGTTTTTGTGTGTGGCCTGACAAAATTGATCTTTTTATAAATGGAGAAATATGTACACCAGACTTAGCATATTGTTTATAATCTAAAGTAACATTATCAACAAGATGCATTGTGTCATACCGCATCTCTCCGTCCTTAGATAAAACTTGGTTTGGATCCATACTAGCCTGATCATGTTCAGGAAATTCACAGTTTGCTCCACGAATTCCTGCATCTAAGTGTTCTACCATTTTATCCCTACGAGCTATAAACTCCGGAGTAACTATAGCGCTATAACATCCTTTGAGATCTTCAAGCTTCATATACAATACCTTGCTCGTTCAATGCTTTTCTATTAGCCATGTGATGTTCTTCAGTCAATTCTTTAGAATCTCCATAGTATGGAACTGCATGGAAATTATTAATCATAATTTGATTTACCGAAGTATTAAAATCTCCGTCAATAAATAATTCACCGAGAATTCTACCAAACTTGCCTTTATCATGTGATATCAATGAGACATTTTGACCATCTAATAAATCTTCTAAGTAATACTTGCTTTGCTTACCATAGAATTTTTCTTCTAGATCTCGAGTTCGTGACTCAGGAGTATCAATGCCCATCATTCTAACTCTTTGCTTTTTGTAAACCATTCCAAAGCCTAAATCGACATTAACATCGATCGTGTCTCCGTCAACTACTCTTGTCACTTCTACATTATACGTATACATATTATTCTCCTATTATTGCTTTAATGTGTTCAACATCAATAATTGCTGCAGCTTCACCGTCAATATCAACCGGCATAGATTTGCTCCAATCAAGGAATACTCTATCTCCTGTTGATACACATAATATTGCACCGGTGCTAACAGCCAAAACTAAAGCCGGCTTTTGGCCTTTAGTAATTTCTTTTGTAAGTATGATACCACCACTAGTGGTTTCTTCTCGTTCAACAGAGGTTACTAGAACCTGGTTATGTAACATTTTTTTAACATTCATTTTTTTCTCCTATTTGTAAAATGTGTGGTTATTAATTATAACCGTTTCTTCTAGTGAATCTGCCCAATAAGGATAAACACTATCTGCATGATAATGCGTAGATCCTTCAGTAATATCTCCATATTCACCTAAAAATATTGCCCAAGCCAAATAATACGAAGTTTCCCAAGTATAACTGTCTTCGGGTGTATCGGATTTGCCATCACAAAACCAACTAAACTGGCACATATGTCTTTGCGGAACAACTTTGCCATTATCATTAACTTCATATTTAGCTTGGTATATAACATCGCATATAGTACTTGGATAATTTGGATTAATTACTCGGTTTTGAACTACGTGAGATACTGCGATTTTACCTGCCATTGGTTGATTACCAGCCTCAAAATACATATTTAATGCTAAACAATATACTTCGCCATTTTCATCTGAAGCTTTAACTTCCTGAGCAATTACTGCATATGCGAAAAATGCAAGTGCGGATAATCCGAATGCTAATTTTATTTTTTTAATCATATATTATTTCGGAACACAAAGTCAATTGCTCTTTCCGCCTCTTTAGTCATATCACGTTTTCCATACCATCCGCCAGTGTCATTATCTAAATCTGAACATATCCATGCTACTTCGCGAGCGGAGATTGGATAACCTCGCTGCATCGCGTTGCCCGCGGTTGATACCATAATTTTATACATTTGTAAATACCATCCTGAACCGGTAATGCCCTTATATTCTTCAACTTGTTTTTTGTTTACAAAAGGGCAGTCTCTATATCCAGTCCATGAAAAGTCAGTGTTGTTAAGTTTTGCTTTTCTATGTTCGATGATTCCTGTTCTGATAGATTCTGGAAGCTTATCGAAAAACGATTCATTTGTGACAACGTATCGGTGTCTTTCCATGAGCTCATTCGGATCCATGATTGATCCGTCGTGTGTGAATATAAAGTTGTACCCACCTTGATATTGTGAGGGGACGTAATACATTCTACTGAGGTCTTTTGTTTGAGCATCTGCGATGTCTCCTATTTCTTTGTTTAAAGCAAACCAAAAGTGTTTAATTTTATCAGCCGGAACTGATTCAGTTAATGGAAATACCAATCTAAACTTTGGATGTGCCTTGGTTGAGCTTGCCGTAGAATAGCAAACATATTTATATTTTGAATATTTTTCATGAATATCTTCAATTGAACCTTCATAGTCATCTACATCGACAATGCCGAAACCACCCCAACTAATGACATTCGTATTAGCTCGAGTGGTTCCGGTCTTATATGTGGCAGGTGATATTAAGGGAGCATCAGCTTTCTTTTGATACTTATCACTTTTTGCCAATTTGTATAACACTTTTTCAAAATCATCAAATGAATTGTAATCAACTCGCTTGATTGTTTTGTTGTCGTATATACTATCGAATATCGTTAAAGATACCATGGTTTCCTGCGTGTGATGGAGCTTTCCAACCTTCGGGTTTCATGAGATCTGGAAGTCCTAGTGGATTTGGTCGGCCTTCTTTTACACCAACCTGCTTTGACATATTAGCTTTAAGAACCTCGTCCCATGCTTTATGAGCATCTATTCCGAACGCGTCTAAGGTTCCGATGGCTACTACGCATAGATCAATTAATCCATCTACTAGTTCTTCACCATCTAAAGTATCAAATGCCTTTTTGGTTTCGTCAAGTTCTTCCTGTAAGAAGTTAATGCGAAACTCTAAAAAAGTTTTTAGTTTTGCTTTATCTGTTTTATTATCAAAAATCCAGTCCAAAGTGCCGAATTTGTCTTGCATCGTTTCGATGTCTTTTACCCAGTTATTACTCATTATACTATAATTCCTTGTTTAGCTGTTACTATACCGCTTCTCATAGATCTGATTTGATCTACTAATTCGTCTACAGGTTCTAAAATCATCATTACAAATTGACGTTGAATTACGATCCTTTCATCTTTGGCGTATGCCATAAATGGAATAAATCCGATTTTACCTGGTTCTGTCGATACCATAGAATACGCTTCGCTAATTGCGATTGTATTTTCTGATTCTTCGACTTGACCGATGATTTCCTCTCCCGAGGTTAGTCTTACTAATTGCATTTTTTTTCTCCGTTATGTGGTCTATTATAACACACTTTGCATATAATGTACACAGTTATTTTAAAAGAATTCTTCGAGTGTCGCAATCTCTTTCGAGTTCCAGCCTACGGCTGATAGAATCGGATCGATAACATCTAAGAAGGTTTTGTTGAATTGTTTATCAAAATCAATATAGCGATGTAAACCAAACTCTTCAGGAAGATAATCAAGGAACGATATTACATTTTCCTTGATGTGATTTGGTGTACGCAAATAGATAAACTTGATCTTTTCGCCATTTTGAATTTTGTTGTATTGCTGTCCTAAAGACATATCCTTTAAAAGCTTATTGTATAGAATTCCACCGCGTGCATGAATCGGCGTACCTTTTCGATATATCGTTTGTTTATCTTGAAACTGAGTCAAGTTAGTAATTCCTCGAGGGAATGCGATTTCGTTTGGTGGTAGAGTTTTAAAATGTGTTCTAAAGATTTCTATGTTACTTTGAACTTCTTTCTCAGAACCGGCTATTATAGTCTTGAAGATCTGCTTTAGTGCTTCACGGCACGGTGCTGGTGTTGATGATTTAATAGCCTCAATCCCCATGATTTTAAGTTTAGGCTCCGCGTATCGTACACCTTCGTTATCAAGTACATTTAAGATGTAACGCTTTTTTGCTGTCCAGATGCCACGATCAGCAATTGCTTCTCGTTTCATTACCATTCGGTTTTCAATACCACCCATAATATTAAACAGTGTTCCATAACTTTCTTCTAATACAGCTTCTAGTTTTTCTTTACAAACAGTATCTACGAATTCTAATGGATTTTTAGGCTTAACTGCAGATACAAGATCGTCAAGGACTACATAGACAGAATCTGTATCGATTGCTAATACATAATCTTTTTTAGTTTTAAGAACTGATTGCAGGTATTTATTAATTGCTTCTTCAGCCCAACGAATAGTCAACTGACCCGATAAAGTAATTCCTTCTGCAATACGCTGATCAAAGAATCTAAAATACTTATTGCCTAAAGCACCATAAAGTGAGTTAAGTAGAATCTTAATAGACATCTGCTGATTTTCTGCAATTGCAATATCGCGTTGAACTCTGTATAATTCTTGCTTGTCATTCTTATCGACTCTTTCTAATTCTTTTTGAGATGTAATCATTTGTCTTTTAATGACAACACGTTCACTATACATTTCATTAATTATTTTAGGTAAAATGCCAAGTTCATCGGTTTTAAAGTATTGGCCAGAAGCTGAACAACATTCGCCGTCTTCTATTTTAGGTTTTAGTTGTCCTGTAAGTAAATTGTCAACATTCACATTTGCAACTTTGCCACTAATAATAGTTTCTGGAGACATATTGTATTGCATAATAAGCGATGGATATAGTGAGTTTAAATCAAATGAAACTACCCATTCATGCATACCAACTTGAGGATCTTTTACATAACCACCAGGATATGGTGATTTAAACTTTTCCTCAGCAAAAGGAATAATTACATTATTTGCATAAAGATTTCTAAAGATGATAGCATCCCATATCGCAGTAGTTCCCATAACATCGCTGTAATTTACTCCGCCGCGATAAGCCATAGTTAATGCTAAAGTAATAAGTCCCATCTTATCTTCAAAGCGATCTACTAAATCTACGTCTTTAATATTATAGTCAATAAACTTTTGATGATCATATTTGTAAAGAGTGTGTAAGTTGCCATGCTCTTCGTACGAAAGCTTACGTTCATCAAGAACAACATTTGCAATGTGATCTAGCTTGTATGATTCCTGAGGACCATATGAATATCCAAATTTGCGAAACAAATCAAGGTAATCCATTTGAGCAATACCTTGAATATCGTATGCCATTTGTTTACGTTGCATTGTATTAACATCGCGACGGTCTATTAATCCCCAAGGCGATAATCTACGAACAAACTCTTCACCATGTATCTTAATGATTCTGTTTATTAAGTATGGCATATCAAAAAACCTTGAATTCCAACCGGTAATAACATCTGGACATTGCGAAGGTAAAGCCCAATGCGCAATATACTCGAGTAGTAGTTGAGATTCTGATGCGCATTGTTTGTAGACAACACGGTTTTCTTGCATTAAGCTATTTTCTACATCATAAGGTTTTAGACCCCAGACATAGAATGTATTATCAATATTATTTTTCATACAGATTGCCGTTACTTCATGCGCTGCATGTTCAGGATCCGGAAATCCAGCGTCAGATTGTACTTCAATATCAATTGTTGTTACGTTAATTAAGTTACGATCAAACTTAATTTCTCCAGGGAATTCGTCATTAATAAATGCTGGGATATGTTTATTGTTCCCAAAGATATGCCTTCCAGCGGTTTGTTGATTTGTTTGTAACCAATCCTTAGCATCGCGCATAGAATCAAATTGTATTGGTGATACTTTCGTGCCGTCAAGTGCCTTAAAGGGAGTTGGTTTAGGAGTGTTAACAAAATACGTAGGTTGATATTTTATTTTAGTTTGAATTTTTTTGCCGTTTTTGTACCCACGATATAGGAGTGAGTTCCCGTAACGAGAAACGTTCGTGTAGAATTTCATGTTCATAGTATAACCATATTAAATTAACGTGTACATATTATATCACAGTTTAAACATAATGTACACATAAAAATGGGGGACGAATCCCCCATTCAGTCTTCACACATTAAAACGAATTCATCTGCAGGTAGATAATGACCGGGGATATTAATAAAATTCCTATCCCTATCATTGCAAATTCTACAAGTTCGAATCCAGCCCTAATGTCATCTTTGTGCTTACGTATGTAACCCATTTTATGACTCCAGTAAATTGTTAAAACAATCCACTGAGTTTTCGCTGCTCACCGGAATCTATTCTTGAATAAATTCCTTCTTCTTTGATGCCCCAGCAGACCCGATTTCGATCTTCCTAGGACGCCTTTCTTCTGGAATTTCTACTCTGGCTTTAACCACAAGTATTCCATTCACAAGATCGGCCCCGTCTATTACGACAAATTCTGAGAGTCGGAAGGACTTCTCAAATTTGCGGGATGAAATCCCTTTGTGCGCATAATCGCGATCATCATCATGAGACTTTTCACCTTTTACTAAAAGAATGCCATCCTTGACTTCTACAGATATATCATCATCTGCGAAACCGGCAACGGCGAGCTCAATGTTGAAATTTTCAGCATCGACCTTTACAACGTTATGTGGTGGATAATTATCTTGAGCTCTTCCAGCTGTGTGGATTCTTTCAAGTTCGTTTAGTATTGGATCAAACCCAATAAATAGTGAACGCGGTACGTTCATAGTATTTCTTACCATTTTAGTTCCTCCTATATATAGCAAGGTTAATATATGGACCCGACCTATTCGGCATCCACAATTATTTATACAAGTTTTTTAACTGGTTTAAATAAATTTTTTAAATTATTGAAACATTCTCCATACGTTTTGTATTCTGTTACACTTCAATAGTTCGTGTATTTTCTTCATCATTCTTTGTTACTGTTCCCGATATTATATTTTGGACATAGTTGCCATTGGCTTTTTTCCTTATAAGGAATAACTTTAATCTGCCTTAGCGGTGCGATGTCTTTAGCTTGATCAGCAGTCACAAAAGTGACTAGGCCCCAATCTGCAAGTAAAGTAGCAATCGTGTTTCTACGTTGAATATCGTTCAGCAATAAATTAGATGGCTTTCCATCTAATAAGAATAACTCTTTAAAGTGCACAATAAAGTATCTTCCTTGTTTGTGCAGTATGTGACATGATTGATATAGCTTCTGATCTTTTCGTGAAGCTACTCCAATTCTGGTTAACGTTTCTCGTATTTTAAGAAAGTCGTCTGGTTCGTTAAGCGTGATTTCCAGCATAGAAGCCGGGGTCCACTGAACCATCTCTATATTATTTTCGTTTTCCACCTTTATACATCCTCAATTTCAATTCGTTTATTTGCTCATTATTTAATAATGACAATACAGATTTAGCCTTTTCGTTACTATATCCATAATATTCTTTTATCAATTCTAAGTTCTCTATATTAATAGGTTTTGCCCATTTAGAGAATCTTTTCTTCTTCTTAATTATATTTATAAAAAAATCGAATTGAAGACGATGATCTATGTGGTGATTAATATTCATTTCATTAGCGAATAATATAGTATCCGGAAAATAAGACAGTCCGCGGTTAACCATAAATGGTGTATACGCTTTTTCAGAAAAGTCATCAACCATTATATCTTTCTTGCTCGTATTAATAGCGTTTAAATAATCAAATGGATTCATCTAAGCTTCCTTGTCGAGATCCCAAAGGATTCTTTTTTTTACATCTGGTAATTTTCGCATCCATTGATTTTGTCTAAATTCAACGTACCATTTAGCATTAGTGTTTTCCGCTTGATAGAAAGCAATATTTGTAAATATGATCGGAACTAAAATTGATAAGTGAATAGCTATTGATGTTACTATGCTGTATTCAATCCAACCGATATAATATATAGCCACAAGACCAAAAAAGGCCGACCACATAACAAATAGAACTAGTGTAATATATGTTTGAAACGGCTTATCCGTAATAAATCTTAGTGGGTTATATCTATTATCCATGACTGCTCGCCACGAATCAACTACCCAAAACGCAAATTTCTTTATCATTTAAATCGCACTCCTGCCATAACTTCGGTTAAACACGCAACCGTATTTAGTTCGTGATCTGCGACAAAGGAATTCTTGTATTGATAATCAGCAAGTATAAGCACTAACTGTGGTATACTTGAGGGATCAACATAGTCATTCATGTTGTCATAGACTTTACGATATATTGCCGCTGGCTCAGAATCAATGTTGTTACTTACCCATTGTCTCATGCCCTTAAAGTTTTTTTCCTTAAGATGTATCATAAGATCATTAAGGGAAACTTCAGATAAAGAAACAAGAATACCGGTATCGATAACGCCGCTACTTCCGTAGCGCTGTAGTTCATTAAGAACTTTACGCCAATCAGGCATATGTTTCATTATAAGTTCAGCAACAACTTTACGATCGTAATCAATATTTTCTTTATTTAGGATTACCTCGCATCGATGCAAAAAGTCACCACATAGCGGTGCTGCATCTTTCTTTGAAACATTAAATTCAATTGTAGTACAACGAGAATGTAATGGATCAATGATCCTGTTTTTAAAATTGCATGTAAGAATAAATCTGCAATTACCACTAAACTCTTCGATAAAACCACGTAATGCTGGTTGCGTCGATTGAGCATTTAAATAATCTGCCTCATCCAAGATGACTACTTTGTAGCCACCTTGAAGAGAAACAGAAGACGCAAATTGTTTAATCTTATTGCGTAGTGTATCAATACCAGATTCTTCGGATCCATTAATCAAAAGAAAATCTAGGTTAAGTTCATTACACAAAGCTTTCGCAACTGTAGTTTTACCTAAGCCGGCTGTTCCGGTAAGAAGCATATTGTGTAGGTCACCTCCTTTAACAATATCTTCAAAAGTCGTTTTAATATTTTTAGGTAATACACAATCTCGAATTTTTTGTGGACGATATTTTTCAACCCAAAGAAATTCTGACATTATAGTACCTCCCAACCAAGAACTGTTTCAACGCGAAAAGATCTCCACGCACTCTTATCAATAGACCATACGGCCAAGTGATCAGAATCCGGATTGACGCTTTCGATTACGGCTTTTACACCGTTAGCTTTTAAAACAACTGAGTTAAGAGTTGATGGCATGACTCGTATTTCATCCGAGTCAATTTTTTGAAAGGTAACTGTAACAGTTCCTTTTTTTAATGCTTCGATTAAACGAGCACATTCATTGCGATCCATAATATATCCTTCATAATAAAATTAAATGTGTGGAGGAGCTACCTCCACGTTAAGCTAATGGGTTGTTTAAGCTTCTTCGGCTTCAACAGTTTCCGGAAGATCAGCACCTGCTGGCACCATTCCTTCTGGAGTTTCTTTGCCTTGAGCTTCAGATGCAGCATTTAAAAATGCGACTGTTCTGTTTCTCAATCCCCCGATTGACTCCATTTCTGGACCTTCAAAACCACCTCTTTTAGAACAGATATCGATAATCTGTACGAATGTTGAGATGTCTTGAAGTGAAAGCTGTGGAGCTTCCGCCTGTGTGCCTTCCTGTGGAAGGACTTTATCTTGTAGTTCAGTCATTTGTTTCTCCTTTGCAAAGTAGACTAATTATAAGAGACCCGGCCAATCCGGCATCTTCTTTTATTATCCTCATATTATAATGAGAATTTTTTCTGTGCATAGTTATTTATACACCGAAACTTGATGATTTCTCTAAAGCGATAAAATAATCTAAAGGATTATCCGCATTTCTCCAGTTGGAGATAAGCCTAGATGAAATCGAAAGTTTGTAATCGCCTTGAAGCATTTTTAAATTCGAAATGCTAAAGACATAATTGAATGTTTCAGTAGAGGTAGTACCTAGATCAATATCGAAGGTATTTGCTGTAGCGTCTTTGTCGTTAAACACAGATGCAACAACCGGTCCGCCCTGGCTACTAAAAGCTAATTCCGAATGGCCTAGCACGGCAGCTGCTTTTCGGATCTTATCTAAATTATCAGCTGATAGATCTAAAACAACCTCGCATTCAGGCATATTGATATCTTTACTTGGTTGTGTAAGGATTTCAATTTCAGAATAGTAGTATTTAATCCTCTGAGATCCGTCAGCCATAGTGAGATGTTTATCACTAAAGTCTAATTCCGGACTGTCCATTAGATTGTATAAAGACAAAAATTCATTAAGATCGTATACACCGAAGTCGACTGGAAAGTCTTCCAGGATAGATGCACTTGCCATAATGGTTTTTGCTTCAGAAATAGTCTTTAGTTCCTTTCCAGGTTTAAAGACTAAATTTGCGTTGATTCCTGAAAAGTTTTTCAGGATGTTAATAGTTTCACTTGAGATTTTCATAATTTACCTTTTTAGATTGTTACCAGTATTATAACATACTTTTAGATGTTTGTACATAGTTATTTTGAATTTGATCGATCGTGCTCGTATAGCGCAAGCAATCCATAATGTAAGACTTTCATAAGATCTTTTCTATGATCATCTGAACTTCCTTTCTTACCATACCTAGCATTGTACTTGTCAACATTACCTAGGAAAAATCCTAGGCCATGTCCACGATCAATAATAACTTCAGAAGATTGCAATCCTCCTTGGCCATAATGCTGATTATATGTAGAATCAATATACGTTTGGAACTCTTTAATAAGAGCTCCTTCGTTAAATTTATAATTAGGCTGTTTCATATTCCTCCTCGTTAGCAGCTTCGCCGTCAGCAAGGATTACACCCGCGTCAACTTTGCTGTAGAGATCTAAGAAAGCAGACTTTGTATCTTCGTCAAATCTTGCGATACATAAATCAATTGCTTTAGCTCTATTCTTAAAGATTGAGAACGTTTGTGCTATATGACACAACCTTCTTGTTGAAATAACTTCGTCAACACCTTCATCATAAAACGTCTTTCTGATAATATCTGCCCATGTAACTAGCTTTTCGACGAAGTCAGTATCTTCTGTACCGAACTTAGTCATATGGTTATTAAGTATTTTCGTTTCTACAGAAGGAGACGGGAACTTCTGATCAATAGCAACTGTGAACCTTTCTAAGAAAGCCTCATCGATGATTGAAGCAGCAGTAAACCTGCCATCTTCAGAACCCTTACCTTTCGTATTAGCCGTAGCTATAACATTGAAGCCAGGCGCAGGAGATATTGTTTCACCAGTTTTCTTAACGAGAACAGGTTTACCTTCAAGTATACCTTGAAGACACATAATTTTATTTGTAGCTCTATCAATTTCGTCGAGCAATAAGATTGCACCGTTTTCCATTGCTTTAAGAACAGGACCTTTAGAGAATACTGTTTCTCCATTAATAAGCCTGAAACCTCCAAGCAAATCATCTTCGTCTGTTTCTGGATTAATTTGAACACGTATGAACTCCCTATTAAGTTTTGAACATGCTTGCTCTACCATAAACGTTTTACCGTTACCAGATAAACCTGATACGTAAACAGGATAGAACATTTCTGATTTGATCATTTTGACAACATCAGCAAATGCTCCCCACGGAACAAATGTAGGATCCGCCTTTGCGAACGTTTTTTCTTGATTAACAATTGATTGCATTCTAACCGCTGCGCCAATATCGACTACTGTATTATCAATTTCGATATTCTTTAAAAACAGACCTAAGTCATAGGTACCGATTTTAATTCTGTTATCTGTAGTAAGCAAAGGATAAAAGTCCTTGCCAGTGTAGCCCATAGCTCGAGCCGTTGTTTCTATAACATTCTTCCTGAATGCAGTCTGATCTGGGTAATTTTTGGCCAGTTCTTTTAATAGATTTGTTGTTGAGATTTTCATGTCTTTCATAATATAATTTTCCTTATCAATTGTTTATGTGTATATTATACCACAGTTGAGGGTGTTTGTACACAGTTTTTTTCATTTATTTTCACTTTTTTTGACCATGTCTTTAAATACGGTCATATCTTACGCTACTATCCTCCCAAACGTAGTCATAAGAACTTTGTTTTGTTTCTTACTTTTTGAGTATTTTTTAAACGCAGTAGCCATTTGATTTTTTGTTTGATCAGAGCTAACTCCAAATTCGTCTTCTTCAGCTGAAAGATTATTTCCGCCTTTAACTAAGTAAAATTCAGTATAACCTAATACATCTTTTTTAACAACGCATTTATTTTTTCTATATTCTTTCGAAGCTTCGTGTCTAGCTTCTGATCTGTAGTCGCCATTTATTTCATCTATTTTAAAATTAAATGCTCTGTTGTCATCAGCCATAAAGAATCCAATGCAGTTAGTATTGTATCTAGATCTAATATTTTCTAAGAGGCTTTTTGTCACATTTCTGTTACTTGGAGCCGCTAGTAGTTTACCGTCAACCATGAGATTAACTCCTCTATAAGAACCTCGGTTGTCGAATTTGTTATCACGTATGCTACTATCTGAATACGCGTGAAGAGGATTAGAGTCTCCGTCAGAGAAGACCACGAGATTCATCTTTTCAATTTGATGCTTAATCTTAAATGATTTAACTAAATGTGTTGCTACAATGAGAGCTTGATGCAAAGGCGTTGATCCAAACTCTTCAGATGAACCAATTACTGCTCTAGAAGACCAGGTGGACATAACAGCTCTAGCATGAAGAGCTTTTAATGATTCATCAAAATCTGATTTCTTTAGCTTCGAAGATGTTAATAAAGGCATAGACAAATCATCTAAATCGATATCGCCATCAAATAATAATCCTTGGTTTCTTAAGTCGTAAGAATTTAGATTTTTGTTTCCAGTAGTAAATGCGTATACATCAAAAGGAATATTAACTTGCTTACAAAACAACACTAAATGTATTAGCTGCTCTAAGACTTTAGGCAACGAATCATACATTGATCCTGAGTAGTCTATAAGCATAATCATTCCATGGCTTTGTGCGTCATGTAACCTAGTAGTTTGTTTGAATATATCTTCGTTAGTTTTATAAGAAAAAAGCTTATTGACGTCAATCACACCGGTTTTTGCTGTCGTAGCTTTTGCCCACTGCGTTGCAGCCTTTCTCATTTCGAACTCTTTAACCGCAACTCCAACACTTCTCTTAACACCTTTGATATAAGCAGAATAAGCTAGATTAGCATTATTAAGTTCTTCGATTTGTTCTTCATGTAAGTATTGAATTCTAGAATCTCTCTCGAGCTTAAGATCTTTATAATCAACTATTACCCTTTTTCTAATTTCTTTATTAATATCTGAGACAGTGAGAGTCTGTGTTCCATAATCGTCAACATCTAAGAGTGATTCTTCATTCTTTCTAAACGCATCATCGGTTAAGGAAGTATTTCCATCGTGTCCGTTAGAAGCGGAAGTTGTTTCTCCGTCTTCTTCTAATTCTTCTTCTTCGTCTTGTTGAGATGGTGAAGGAGCATTATCGTCTTGTGCGCTTGATTCGTCAGAATCATCGTTTGAGCTCGATGTATCTCCTTCTTGTTGTTCTTGGTTTTCATCAGTATCTGGAATATCTTCTTCTTCTTTATCTTCTTCGAACTGCTTATCATAAGCTACAATGTCTTTAACTAATTGTAAAACTTCAGGAAAGTCTTCAGTAGTCATTGCTCTATCCATAAAGACTTGTTCTTCGTCATTAAAGTCAAGTTCTACGTGAGCTCCGACTTTAGCTTGCAAATTAATTTTATCTATTATTCTAAGTTCTGTAAAATCTAGATCGTCAGTTCCAAAAAAGTTATCGTCAAAAAGCTTTCCATAAGCTCTTGAGAAAGGACCGACGAGTCCTGGATATGTGTTTTTGACTACCCTTTCAATCCTTGCATCTTCAATAACATTGATGTAAGATCTTGGGCAACCTTGTAATTTTTCTGGACTATCGTGCCAGCCTTCATATGGAGTTGCAAGTGCATGACCAACTTCGTGGCCGACAAATAGGTCGTAAATGTCTTTACCCATATCTTTCCATAAAGGTAAACCAAGGACACGATTCTTAATATCGAACCATGGGGTCTTGTAATTACCATGTCTTATGGAAATGTTTTCTTTTGCCAGTAACTTGGGCAGACTTGAATTGTTGTACATATTAACTCCTTATCTTTAATATGGTACCATTATACCACGATTTAGAGGCCTTGTACACCTTTTTTTAAAAAAAAGTATACTATTTTTATATCTATTTTTTATATGTATTTAGCTTTTTATAACTATTTGATCTTTGAAAAGTTGCGTTCTTTGATGAATTCTATCTTAGATCTAAACTTGTTTTCTAGGATATCTCCCTTGTGTGATATAATAAACACATTAGTTCCGTCTTCAAGGGTGTTTAAAATCTTTGTTAGATTATCGATACCATCATGATCTAATGAAGAATCAAAGGTTTCATCTAGCACTAGCAAGTTAGTCGATGCAGAGTTTTTCATTTTTGCGATTTGTCTCCAGGTGAATAGTAAAGATAAATCAATTCTTTGTTTTTCGCCTTCACTAAATGACGCATAATTAAATGCATCGCGATGTCTAGATCTAATAGTCTCATTAAAGCTTTCATCTAAGTGAAATGCAACAAAGAAATCTAAAACCTGTAAGTATTGATTAATAAGTCTATTCATGACTGGAAGATATTGCTTAATGACCTTAGTCTTTATTCCAGTATCTTTTAGCATTTCTCCGATAACTTCGTTGTATGTTCTTTCTTCAACGTATTGTAGTTTCTTTTCAGTGACGATATCTTTGTTATCTCTTAGATCGTTTAATTCGATTTTAGCAGCCTTTATATCTCCAGAAGATTGCAATAATGAACTAATTTCTTTTTGTATCTTTTCGATTTCTTTTTGTATTAGATTAATTTTATCGTTATTTGAATTAATGTTTCGTTGCCTATCCAACAAATCTTTCATATTGCCTTGGCATTCTTTAAGAAGTATTGCATTAGTATCGCACTCGATTGCAATATCAGACATACCTTTTTGTATGTCAGCAGCTGCCTTTTTAATTTTAGTCAATTTAGTTTCTTTAATACTAACATCTATATCTTGATCGCATGTAGGACAACGCTCATTATCTTCAAAAAACTTAGCTTCATTAACTAAATCTTTTATTTTAGATTTAAAAACCATATCTCGTGATTTTATATCGGAAGTTTTCTCAGAAAGTTCATCGTGCTTTAAAGTTTCAATGTCAGTTAGCGCGGTGAGGTTTTTACCTAATATATGAGATTCTGATACTAATGTCTTAACGTCTTTTTCATAATCCGTAATAGACTCTTCTTTAGATGTTATCATGTCTTTATTGATAGCTTGTAAGTCTTTGACATACTTCGATTGAGTGTCCATCTTCGCTTTATATAGATCTAGCGAATGATTAATTTCGCTTAGTTCTTCTTTAATCTTAGAATTGCGCTCTTTCAACAATGTATTCATTTTACTAAAAATATTAATATCTAGTAAGTCTTCTATAACAGATCTGCGGGACCATGCTGGCAATTGCATAAATGGAATAAACGAACTACTACCTAGAACTACTACTTGGTGAAACGATTTATGATTTAATTTAAGTATATTCTGTTCTAAGAACTTCTGATAATCTCTAGCATTAGATGCTTGATTAATCATATTACCGTTCTGCCATATCTCGAATTTATTAGGTTTAATGCCTCGCAAAATTTTAAATTCCGAATTTCCTATGTTGAACTCAACTTCAACTATAGTGCCTTTCTTATTAATGCTATTGATCAATTGATCCTTTTTAATATCTCTATGAGGCTTGCCGAATAGGCCGAATGAAAGAGCATCTAGCATTGTAGATTTTCCTGCACCGTTAGAGCCGACAATAAGCGTCGACGGAGTTTTATCTAATTGTATTTTTATTGTGTCATTTCCGGTCGAAAGAAAATTCTTCCATGAGACCGATTTAAAATATATCATACTACCTCTAAGTTCTGCGCTTCAGTATAAAGCTTTCTTAATTCAATTTTTAAATGATCTTTGTCTAAGTCAGTGTCGACTGCTTCAACATAAGAGTCTAACAATTCGGTTGTATCCTCAAGAGATACTTTATTGTCTTCGACGCTTTCTCCTAAATACTCTTCAAAGCTTTCTGCTATCTTAAGTTCGTAGGTTTCTATGCTTTGCAGTTTGTCAACAAATTTATCAAACATATACAAGTCAGTTTTATTTAATACAATTAGTTTTATAAATTTGTGTTCGCATTCGCTAAAGTCAAAGTTATTATAATCATTTTTTGTATCATCATATATAATCTTTTTAAATATAGTAATAGGATTACGCACTGGAGTAACTTCCCTAGTATCGGTATCTAGTATGTGGAAGTATTTAGGATCATCAACATCAGCCCATGTAAATTCGAATTGACCTCCAAGATAGTCGACGTTCTCTCGACTTGATTTAGTATGAAAATGACCGGACAATACTCTTTCGAATCTCGAGAAAATATCTGCGTTCATACCATGCGGATTTGTAATGCCGGCCATCATCTCAAAACCTGCTAGTTCTAAGTGAGCACCTAATATAGGAGCCTTGCAATTTAAAGCAAAATCTACATATTCCTGATAGTTGCTATTATTGATCCATGGTATAACTGCAACACTTAGACCGTCGTAGTCTAAGACTGTTGGCTTCATTATAATATTAACGTTGGATGTGAAATAACCGAGAAGCTCTTTAAGTGAACATAATTCGTTCGTATTCTTGAAATATACGTCGTGGTTCCCAGGAATAATGTCCATTGTGATGCCCATATCACGCATAGGCTCAAGAAAATGCTTGCGGTTCGCGTGGAGAGCTTTAAAGTTAACGAACTTTCTATGCTCATAGTAATCTCCTAGATGCAAAATAGTATTTATATCGTTTTCTTTGAGATATGGAAAAAATATTTCTTCGTAAAATCTAGCTTGATAATTTAAAAATATATCAGAAGAATTCCTTACGCCACAATGTGTATCATTCAATATTGCTACTTTCATAATTATACCATAAATAATTCTAGTTTTTCTTTTTCTTTTTCGATCTTAGCAAACTCTTTGATTTTATCATCCTTAGTTCTAATTTGATCGATGCGTTGTCTGAGTGTATCTACATACTGCATAGTTTGTTGTGCGCCAGCATCATCCATACCCATAGCAGCAAAATCTTCAATACCCATTTTCTCAATGAATTTAAATTTAATGTCTTGTTGCTTTTTCTCTTTTGTTATTCTTCTAATAAAGGCGAAGTAACATATTTGAGTAAAGTAAGAGAATGCATTAGGATTGCCTGTTCTTGTGGCAGTCTCAATCTTATAGTTGTTGATTGCTCTTAAACAATTTTCAACACCATCCATCACCATCTCTTCACGATAAGTGTACCGAACAAAGTTCGGTCTGTGAGACAGGCCTTCAGATATTTTCATGAAACATGTAGCAATATAATCGGTTACTTTAGGAACGACTCTATCAGCTTCTTTTGCTTCGTGAACACTTTTAACATACTCTACCACTGAATTAGAAAAATCTCTATTGTTCACGTAATGTGGTTTAGCTTTAGGTTTAATTTTGTTTGTCATGTATTTCTCCCGATGATAGTATATTATAACACAGTTTACTAGAAAAGTAAACAATTATTTTAATTAATTTATTTTAGTTTTTTTGCATAAAAAGGTGTACAAATGATCAAAAGCGTGATATAATATAAGAGTCAACCGGTGAGGTGGAGGTATACTAAAGTAAGTAATCTAGTGAATGGTTCTACTTTTCGCATTAAGGTCATATGAATCAATATCCAAATTGTCTAGTTCATCACCGATTAAATCATTATAGTCGGCGTCTTTTATCGTATCTCTGATAATTTCCTCTTGTAAGGAATATTTAATGTAAGACTCCTTTGTCTCATTTACTACTTCTGTGTGGTTAATAACAAATCGCTTCATTATTTTAAACACTTTCTTATCTGAAAACGGAAACCAATCAGTAAAAGCCCATGCTCCTGCAGGTGAAACATGCACGGCCGCAGGCCGTTCAACAATGTAAGCATGTTCTGTCGAGTTTTGAACATAACAAATGACGTCATCGCCATTAGTAAGTTTAAAGTGTCTTATGTCAACGTTTGTAATTGATTCCATTTATATATTTATAGCCTTAGCTGGTTTAAAGTTTCTATTGTTTTGATTCATAATCTTGAATTGCTTGTTTAATAGAATCTTCTGCTAGAACAGAGCAATGTATTTTTATTGGTGGCAATTCTAGAGCATCTACTATTTGCTTGTTTTTTATTTCTTTAGCTTCTTCTAGGGTTTTACCCATAAGCATTTCAACTAGCTCGCTTGATGATGCAATGGCTGAACCACAACCATAAGTTTTAAACTTAACATCTTTAATAATATGCGTATTACCTTTTTGCTCACATTTTATTTGAAGCTTCATTACGTCCCCACACGCTGGAGCTCCAACCATTCCAGTACCTATATTTAATCCTTTTGGATCAAATCTTCCAACTTTAAATGCCTGAGGATTATTTAAAGTGTTCTCAAACTTATCTACCACTTTTTTACTATATGCCATTTATATATTTATATCATGAACTTTGTAGTCAAATTTTTCTTTACTATAAATTCTAATCCGCTCTGCGGCGTGTTCTAATGTGTAATTCTTTTTTGTTTTCCAATGCAAGTCGTCAGCAATATCATATACCTTAGTATCTATACCGTCTGCAGACTTTCTTAATCCTCGGCCGATACTTTGCAAAACCCGAATTTGCGACTTACTTGGTGAAGCAAAGACAATGTTATGTAAACGCTTAATATTAATACCTGTAGAAAAAGTGCCCATGCTAGCGACAATAATCGCATCATCCTGCTTTTCTGTAATAGCTCGAATCTCTTCCCTCGTATCCACGTCGGTTTCACCTGAGACATAAAACAACCTCCTAGTATTTCTCGGCAATTTATTAAATTTTTCTTGTAACATATTATGTAATGGTTTGCCATGTTTCTCTACAAACTGAAATAATATTAAAGTATTCCCAGACTGGTCCATAGCCAGGTTAGATATAAAGTTATTCCTAGGGCCATACCTAACAATAAAATCAATTTCTTCTTGATATTTCATTTTTGATACTGCCCTGCAATGCTCTTCACTGTATTTTAATAATAAAACAAATATATCTAATTGCGATAATGATTTTTCTTCAATTAGCTTTTTAGTAGTAGTTACTTTATGAACCGGACCAAATAAACCCTCTAGTACTAGTTGGTGTGTTGCTGTACCATCTAAAGTTCCTGTGGTTCCTAAGCGGTATTGAGCATTCACACACTTTTCGAGAATAGCGGTTAATGATTTAGCTTTAAAGTTGTGAGCCTCATCTCCGATTACCATGCCGTAATCTTTAAACCAGCTACTTTGCAACTTGTAAATAGATTGCCATGTAGTGATTATAATTCTCTGTTTAATGTTGTACTTCTCTTTACCAGAGTATATTTTATGGCAGTTATCCGCTGCATTCCACGTATCTTTACTAGAATAGTCGTCAAAGTCCGAATACATTTGCTCAACGAGCGAAGTTGTAGGCACAATTAGTAGTGCATTGCCATCATACATGTCTAAATAGTATCTTACGGCTAAATAAATAATCAAACTCTTGCCAGATGCTGTAGGACTTAACAATAAAGAGCGCTTAAACGATAGCGCGTGCCAGAGCGCATCTAATTGGTAATCTCTAGGTGTTATATCATCTCTGTTAACAGAAAGCGCGATTTCCTTTAAGAAGCTTTCTAAATCATGAAGCTCCTCAGTATCGGGCCTTCCAAACATAGAGTTATCTTCAACTATGAGCTCATATGACCTGGCATCAGCAAATTCCTTTAAATACTTAAATAATCCACCGTATATTACTTTTTTCCTAAGATCGTATAGTCTTATTTTACCATCCCACATACGATTTTTATATGAAGGCATAAACTTATAGCCAGGAACATAAAAACAAAAGTGCTCTGATAACTCCATCTCTATTCCAGGTTCGGTTACCACACTCAAAAATACTTCGTTCTTTTTCTTAACGACTAATTTTTCCATTACATTCCGCTAGTAAATTTATTCCATTCTATAATATTTTTAATTGTTTGATGTCTCCACTTAACGTTATCTAGTATTTCTTTTAACGTATCAATCAATTCTTGTGTGTAATGCATTTTAGCTTGATGCTCTTGTATCAACGGATCTGCGTCATACCACTTATCCATATCACCTTTTAAGACGGTTAGTCCATTGAGAGGGTCATAACCCCAACCTCTTTTATCCATTTCTTCTTGGCTCAACTTTCCGTTGTAATGCATAAATTTATCTCGGAGCAAAACCTTAAACTCAAGGTCTAGCTTTTTAAATCTAAGTTTATTAACAGAGTATAGTTCTAAGTACTTCGAATGAAGCTTTGCTGAGTCTCTAGCAGATTGATCTAATTGAAGTTCATCAATAATAGAATCCTTTTTCCACATCTCAAGTATTGTTTCTAGGTTATTCATAATGTATCCAGTAATGTATATTCTAATGTATATTCTAATG